TTATGTTCTTCTTTTTATAACTCCTTGGGATATATTAGGTTTAATACCTATAGGGTTTAATTCTAATATTTCATCTTTACTGTACCAAACCAAAGTACTTATCAGTGATTTTATAAGAACTCTTTTTTCAGAAGTATCAACAAAATCATAAAATTTTTTGAAATTTAATAAAGATTCTTCTAATTCTTTTAAAAATTTATTTTCTCTATCGGATTCTTCAAGTGAAGATTTTATTTTATTTATATTATTATTTATTTCATTATTTTCTTTTTTTATATTCTCTATTTCATTTTTTAGTATTGTTACTATTTCTATATCATCATCTAGTAGTGCTAGTTTTCGTATTAATCCTCTTATTAACTTATTATTATTCTCTAGAACATTTTTTAGTTTAGCAAGCTCTTGCTTTGAAGAATCATATGTTGCCATAGATTTTTTATTTTTAAGATATTTTTCTTTTAAGGTGTCTATATCTAATTCTTTTAAATAATCACTTATATATTCTTCTGCTTTATATGCATTTAACATTTTATTACTACATCTATTACTAGCCCTATTTCTCAAATTACATCTATAATATCTTTCCATAAAATTTGTTTTTTTGTTAAAATGACTCCAGGAACTCATGCCAGATCCGCATTCCCCGCATATAATCATACCAGATAATAAAAATTTTTCACCAGTACCAGATCGAGGAGAAATTTTGGACTTATTTTCTTCGATTATATTTTGGCATTTTAACCATATATCAGAAGAAATAATTCCATCGTGTTTTCCTATTGCTATTACCCATTCACTAATAGGTTTTTCTTTTTTACCACCTTCTCTTTTATTATAGACCATCAGTCCATGTATTCCATCAGGGGTACCGCATACGGTAGCTCCTTTGTTTTTGAACCATTTGAAAATCTTATTATCAGCAGTACAATATACAGGATTTATAACTATTTGCCGAACTGTCTCTCTAGAAAATTCACCCCCATTTTTACCCTTGTATTTATTTTTACAAAGGTATGTAGCAACAGATGAAAAACCTCTTTTTTTTAAATATAATTTATAAATCAATTTTACTATATCTATTTCATTTTCAACTGTAGCTAGTTTATACATCTTTTTATTTTTACCATCTTCATTCCAATATTCAATAATCTCTGATTTATAGCCTAATGGAGCAGTTCCTCCTAGCCATCTACCTGTTTTAGATAATTCTAGCATATTATCTTTTATACGTTCTGCAATAGTTTCTCTTTCAAGTTGAGCGAATACTGCTGCTATATTCATCATTGCACGACCCATAGGAGAACTGGTGTCAAATTGTTCTTTTAAGCTAATAAAATCTATGCTATATTTTTGTAACTCTTCTATGGTATTAGAAAAGTCAGCAACATTACGAGAAATTCTATCTAATCTATAACAAATAAGTATGCTGAATTTTTTGTTTTTAGCATCTCCCATCATCTTTTTAAATTTAGGTCTATTTGTATCTTTCCCACTAAATCCTTCATCCTCATATATTTTTATATCCTCTATACTAGTAAAGTTTCTTTTTAAGTAGTCTTTACACATCTCTATTTGGTTTTCAACAGATTCACCTTTTTCTGTAAATTTTGATTTTCTACTGTATATCGCCGCAATCATAATGTTCCTCCTTTTATCGAACGTACGTTCTTGACTTAAAATATCAAAAATGTTATTATTATATCAATAAAGAAGAAAGAGGGAATATTGTGGAGGGAACTGATGTAATAAAACTAAAAAAGCATATAGCCCATATAAAAAATATATATTCACTTAATGAAACTGACTATAAAAAAATAATAAAAAAAATTAAAGTTAAGCAGCATTAGCTGTTTTTCTTTTTTAATTTTAAAGCTATTTCTGCCTTTATGGCATTTAATATCATATCTTCTGTTGTACTATCTATATTGTTAGGATCTTGTATTATACCTTCTTGAATTAATCTATCTAAAAAATTATCAATTAAACTTTCTGCTTGAGCAGTTTCTTTATTATCATTTCCATATAAATAATCTATACTAACTCCAAAAAAATTTGCGATTTTTTGTATGGTTTCCTTATTCCCTTCACGTTTCCCACTTTCAATCATTCCTACTGTAGAAGATGATAATTCCAATTTTTTAGCTAAATCTTTTTGAGATAGCTTAGCTTCATTTCTTAATTCTTTTAACCTTTTACCTAAATTGCTCATTTTAACGCTCCTTTCTTAGAATATTATATCACATTATGTGAGTAAATCAATAGTATTGTGAGAAAATAAAAGGAAATAATATTAATAGTGTGATTTAAGAACATACTTTCGTTAAATTGCTATAAATTAGTAATTTAATCAAAATATAAATGAATTTCAAGTTTTAATTCACTCACGATACGTGATATTATAATCACAGGAGGTGAGGGGATGACATTTAGACAACTAAGGGAAAGAGCCGGTTTAACAGTTAAAGAAAGTGCTAAAAGATTAGGAATTAAGCCTGGAACATTAAACAAGTATGAAATATCAATAAGACATCCGAGCCAACTTGTAATGATGAAAATGGTCCAAGCTTATAAATGTACTCACGAAGATGTGATGATTGCCTATAAGGAAAATTTAGAAAGGGCGGTGCAAAAATTTGGAAAAGCAAATCCATAATCTTTTAAAAAAATTCAGAGAAAAAGAAAAAGAAGAAATATTAAGGGGTGCGTTTGATAAATTATACAATTTAAAAACTAGTACAAGCATTAATGCATATGATGAATCAAGCATTAAAAAAGAAGTGTTGTAAAGATGGCAATTAAAGTTGTAATTAATTATCCAGAATCAAAAGAAGAAATGGAAAAACTTAAGGAAAGACAATCACAGGCATTAGCTGAGGCGGTATTAGAAATATTAAGTAATAGATTAACTTCAGATCAGTTAGATAAACTTATGTCAAGACTCTAATACACATAACAGATGTAAAGTAATTAACTTCAAATTTTATAGGAGGTAAAAGCATGGAAAAAGTAGTTTTGAACATAGAAAATGGACAACCAATAATAACAGAAACAACAAATTTAACACCTATAGAAGTTGTACTAGAAATTGATGAAGAAGGTAGAACTACAGCTAGAAAATTATACAACTTTTTAGAGCTAGCTAAAGGACAATTTTCAAGATGGGCAAAAACAAATATCTTAGAAAATTCATTTGCAATAGAAGGAGAAGACTATAAAGGGTTCGACATTGTTGTCGAGGGTAACATAACTAAAGATTATAAGTTAAGTGCATCTTTTGCTAAAAAGTTAGCTATGGGTACTCACAACTTCAAAGGTGAAGCAGCGAAGAACTATTTTATAAAAGTAGAGGAAAAACTTAAACAGAAGATAATAAATACATCTAATTTAAGTCCAGAGCTACAAATGTTTAATAATTTATTTAAGGCATTAGCAACTACAGAACTAGAACAAAAGAAATTAAATGCAGCAGTGCAGGAAACTAAAGAAGAGGTACAAGCTATTAGGGATGTAATAACAATAAATCCAAAAGAAGAATGGAGAAAAGAAACCAACAAATTGATAAGCAAAATTTGTTATAAGTTACAAGACTACAAAACACCTAAGGATAAAATTTATAGAGCGTTAGAAGAAAGGGCTAAATGTAAATTAAGTATAAGGCTTAAAAACTTGCAAGGTAGAGCAGCACTTAATGGAATGGCACAAAGCCAAATTAATAAATTAAATAATCTTGATGTTATAGCTAATGATGTAAGGCTTAAAGAAATTTATATAAGTATAGTAAGTCAAATGGCAATAAAACAAGGAATAAAAGCTTAGGAGGGAATGCAGATGAGTAAAAAAATAAAAACAACAGATTTAAATTTAAATGTTTCTACAGGAACAATGCTTTATGTGAATATAGATATTTTTAGATTTATATACGATCAAGAAATATTTAACTTAACTATTGAAGTCCTCGATGGAGAGAGTTATGAATTTTTCGAAGAAGTTGAATTACCAGAAGGTAAAGTCATTGTAAATCGTGATGATTTAAGAAAATTCGCTTTGAATTGGATATTCAATAATGTTGAGATAGTTAAAGAAGCTCCTGAGGTATCAGCTCAAGAGCAACTAAAAAAATTAGATTTAAGTCAAGTTTCTATAAATGATTTGGTTAACGAGTTAGTAAAACGTAAAGATTGTGTAACAGAGTTAAGGCCTGAGCCTTATGAAAAATATAGTATTTCAATGGAATACAACGGTACTATAACAGATTTAGGTCCAGCAACAATTTTAAAAATTATAGATTAATTTAATGGTTGATATGGATATTTATCTTTAATGTAAGTATAAAAATAATTGCCCTTTGATGGTGCAAACATTAAAGCGGAATAAACCATTTCAGGTACATGCAGATACCTATAGACTTTTCCAGAGTGAAATTCAATTTCTAATGTAGAATTTCCATATCCAACGGAAGATAAGTTACTTGAATCAACTGGAGTTCTTTGCATAGTATCACCTCCCTTTAGGTGATAATTCTACAAGAATATGTAAAAACCTCTAAATAAGTACAAAGGAGATGAAAAGATGAATAACTTAATAAAAATCAATAATAAGAATTTACAAATAAAAGAGTTAAAAGGTCAAAGAGTAGTTACTTTTAAAGATATTGACATATTACATGAAAGAGTTGAAGGAACTGCTAATAAAAGATTTTTAGACAATCAAAAACATTTTATTAAGGATACTGATTACTTTGAATTTACAGGTGATGATTTAAAAGAAATTAAACGACTTCCGAATTTCGGAATTGGTTTAAATGCAAGTAAAGCAATTTTTATAACTGAAAGTGGTTACTTAATGTTGGTAAAAAGTTTAACAGATGATCTAGCGTGGAAAGTTCAAAGGGAATTGGTTAATAACTATTTCAGGGTAAAAGAAAATAAAGTAGAAGTAAATCAACTTAGTCCAGAATTACAAATGTTTAATAATTTATTTAAGGCATTAGCAACTACAGAACTAGAACAACAACAAATTAAAGCAGAAGTAAAAGAAACTAAAGAAGAGGTACAAGCTATTAGGGATGTGGTAGAAATAACACCTTCTAAAAGTTGGAGAAGTGAAACCAACAGATTAATGACTAAGATATGCTTTAAACTTAAAGATTACCAGAAACCTAAAGAAGAAGTTTACAAAGCATTACAAGAAAGAGCAGGGTGTGACTTAAAAATAAGATTAAAAAATATGAGAGCTAGACTAGCACTACAAGGAGTTACTAAAAGTAAACTAGATGAACTTAATTATTTAGATGTTATAGAGCAAGATAAAAAGCTTATAGAAATATATACAGCCATAGTTAAAGATATGGCAATAAAACATGGAATAAAAGCTTAGGGGGTGAAAAATTGATTAAAGAAGATAAAAAAGAAAATATATACATTATTGAAGTTTTAATAAATAAATATGAAAAATACTATTTAGCTGATTATGACTTTTCTTTATCAAAGAATAAAAGAGATGCTGTAATTTTTATAAAAGAAAATAATGCTTACAAATTAGCAAGCATTATTGAAACAAAATATAAAGAAGCATTGGGTAAAGTAAGAGCTGAAAATATAGAAGATGTAATTTATTAATAAGGAATTTTAACAGAATTATCAAGTTTTCTATGTATAAAAGAAAGAGTTGTAAGTAAATCTATTGCATCTTGTTCTGATATAGTCCAATAAATTTTAGCTTCATGAGCCATTGTGTTACGGAACATACTAAATATACCCAATAATAAATTTTTAAATCCATTTTGTTCATTTATTTCTGAAGAGCTTGTTAGAGAATTTATTGCAACTATGGGTTTGCCTTTATCAAAAATTGCATAAACTAGCTTATTTCCATCAAGTTGTATTCCAGAGATATTACGAAGTTTATCAGCGATGCTTTTAGTTGCTTCAAAAACAGCATGAAAGTAGTTTTCTTCAATTAATTCTGGTTTGCAAAATTTTAAAATATCTGAATGAATATTTCTATCATAAAGGATTTTTCTAAGATTATTTGCCTTAGATATAGCTTCATTTATTGTTGTAGCTTCAGAAGTTGTTATAAATTGACCTTTTTCATTAATCATTAAGCCAGAAAAACTTAAAACTTTATTTAATTGATTTATTAAGTCTAAAAAACTATCGTGGTCATTTAAGTAGTTAACTGGATTCACAATATTTTGGATAAATTCAAGAACTTTATTAGAACATTTATATTGTTGTTGAACTTTTAAGAAAAAATTATTTATTCTAACTCTTTTAGTTATATTAGAGCTTTCATTATATCCAACTTGGTAGAAAAAATCAGTTATTTTGCTACCTGTTAAATGTTCACCAATTATAGTACTTAATTGGGTTAATGAACTTTGATTAAATGGTTTATATTTTGACACTATATATCACACCCCTTTCAAGAAGATTTTACCACAAGGGGGACAAACAGTAAAAAGGAGGTATAGAAATGTTAAAAAAATTACTAGAAGAAAGGGGAATCAATTTAACAAAAGCAGAGTTTGCAATTATATGCGAAATTACAACAGATAATATTAAATTCAACAGAATTAATTTTAACAAATGTACAAGCTTAGATTATGTTTTAGACATTGCAATAAGAAGTGCAAGTATTTTTAAAAGATGTGCATGAGGGGAGGTGATAAAAGTGAATGAAAATTGGTGCACACTAGCAATAGCAATCTTTTATAAAAGGCCTTGTACTATGGAACAGGCTATAGAATTATACAACAATGGAAAGCTTGCTAGGAATAAAAGACCTAAAGAAGATATAGAAGACATGATTAAACTAAGGCAACAAGGACTTAAATTTAAAGAAATAGCAGAAATATTTTGTTTAACTCCAAGCACAGTACGCAATTTCGTAAGCTCTTTTAAAAAGAAAAAAAGCTCCCTGCCAGGAGCCGAACAATTAAGCTAAAAATGCGTTACTTAAATTTTAAATGAGATTGGAGGATTTGTAAAGATGAAACAGGTTGTAATAGCATTATTAACAACAACTATAAATAGATATTCTGAGATTGGCGGAAGCATAGTATCCCAGAAATGCGTTATTAATGATTTAACTAATATTTTAGATTATATACAAGATATTCCGGAAGAAAATAAACCCAATGAGGTTTTGGACATATTTAATGAGATAGTAATGGAAAATAAAGTTCTCAATAAAACAGTTAAAGATCTTGAGGAAGGTTGCCAATATATGTGCGATATCGAAAAAAATCAACTTGAAAAAATGGAGTTACTTAAAGCAGAAAATGAGGATCTAAAAGCTAAATTATTAAAAAAGGGGGAAAATTAAAAATGAGCCAAATGAAAATTTTTGAATTATCTATTGTGAACACAATGGACATTACAACAATAAAAGAATGTAAGGGAATGAAAAAGGGTATCCACTTTAAAAAACAAGTACATCATTTAAAATTTTATAGAAATGATAGGAACATAACTGCGGTAATGACTGATAAAACTGGAATGATTAAAGGCGTAGGTATTGCCAAATGTAATCCAAAAGATACATTTGATATCAAAAAAGGGTTGCCATTAGCTGAATTAAGAGCTAGAGAAGATTTTTATAAGAGTACAGCTGAAAGATTTTTAAGGGAGGAATTTTAATGGCAAATACCAAAGCGATATTGCTTCAAGAAACAGCAAATAATTTAAATACTTTATTAGCAGCTAAAGCAAAAGCATTACCAAAGACATTCAATAAAACAAGATTTCTACAAAATTGCATGACGGTATTACAAGATACTAGAAACATAGAAAAATGTAATTCAACAAGTGTGGCAAGGACAATGCTTAAAGGAGCTTTCTTAGGTTTAGACTTCTTTAATAAAGAATGTTATGCAATACCATATAACGACTACAAAACTGGAAAATGTCATTTAGAATTCCAAACTGATTATAAGGGCGAAAGAAAGTTAATGAAGCAATATTCAGTTAGACCAATAAAAGATATATACGCAAAGGTAGTAAGAGAAGGTGACGAATTTGAGGAAGTTATAGATAAAGGCATTCCAACAATAAATTTTAAACCAAAGCCTTTTAGTAATGAAAAAATCATAGGAGTATTTGCAGTAGCTTTATTTGAAGATGGCGGCCTATTATATGAAACTATGTCAGCGGAGGACGTAGAGAAAATAAAAGTAGGTTTTGCTAAGAAAGATAGGGAAGGAAAATATTCGAAGGCATGGACCACAACACCAGAAGAAATGTATAAGAAAACAGTTATAAGAAGATTGAGAAAATCAGTAGAATTGGAATTTGACAGTATAGAACAACAAAAAACATATGAGGAAACATCAGACTTTGAAGTTAAAAAAGATGAAGAAATAAAAGAAGAAGCATCACCTTTTGAAGATGTAGACTTTGAGGAAGTGAAAGAAGATGAAGAAACTCAACAAGAATAATTATTTTGATAAAGAGATCCACAAAGAATATATGTCAGTAAGCTTATTTAAATCCTTTCTAGAGGAATATGGAGGGTGTGAAGCTAGAACAATGGCTGTATTAAATGGAGAGTGGGAAGAGCCTAAAAAAGATGTATTCTTATTAGGAAGTTATGTACATGCATGGAATGAAGGAGCATTGTCAGAATTTAAGAATGAACATCCAGAAATGTATTCAAGCAGGGGGGCAACAAAAGGCCAGCTTAAAAAGGACTTTCATATAGCAAATAAAATGATTGAAACATTATCAAAAGATAGACTAGTTCAAAAAGTTAGAGAAGGGCAAAAAGAAGTTTTAATGTCAGCTGAAATATTCGGTATTCCATGGAAATGTATGATAGATATTTATAATCCTAAAATGAAAAGTTTTACTGATTTAAAGACAACTCGATCTATACATCAAAAGTATTGGAATGAATATGAAGGTATTAAACAAAACTTTATAGAGTATTACGGTTATGACATACAGATGGCAATATATGCAGAAATAGAAAGACTTTATACAGGAGCAAGTGAATACTTATTTCCACATATAATTGCAGTTAGTAAAGAGAATATACCAGATAAAGCTGTTATAAAGATGGGTACGGACTTTATAGAAGATACCCTACTAAATGTATCTATGAAGATAGAAAGAGTTAAAAAGGTATGGAAAGGCGAAATAGAGCCTATTGGTTGTGGTAAATGTGACTATTGCAAAGCCACCAAAGAACTAAAAGAAATTATACACTATAAAGAATTATAGGAGGGGTAAAGTGTTAAGTACAACCTTATATGCAGATAAGGAAACTCAATTTAGCATAGAGGAAAACGAGGGTAGATTTTGTTTAAAGCTAAGTAAATTATTTGACTATGATTTGAGCATAGTTGGACAAAGAGAAGTATTTGAAAAACTTAATACGATTTTAGAACTTAAACTATATGAAGAAAAAACTTATAAAGAACTAGAAGAACAGTTAATAAACAAGGAGTTACTTTTAGAAGAAGCACAAAACAAAATTGAGTACCTAAAAAACAGAATAATTTTTTTAGAAAGATAGTACCACTTCAGGAGGAAACAATATGGCAGAAGGTAAGGAAAAAGGGTGGATTAGTTTATATAGAGCAATGGAAGATGGTTGGTTATGGGAAGATAAACCTTTTGCTAGAGGACAAGCTTGGATTGACCTTCTTCTTCAAGCCAACCACAAAGATAAAAAAACATTTTCTAAAGGTGAATTAGTTACTGTTAAAAGAGGTAGTTTTTTAACATCAGATCAGTTATTAGCAGATAGATGGGGATGGAGTAGAAAGAAGGTAAGAACATTTTTAGAGGTGCTAGTTAAGGAACAAATGATAGAACTAAAAAGGTCGCCAAAGGGTACTAGCTTAACCCTTGTAAATTGGGACTTATATCAAGGTCTGGGTACAACAGAAGAACAACAGAAGATACAACAGAGGGACAACAGAAGAACAACGGAGGGTACAACAGAGGAACAACAGAAGAACACTAACAATAATGATAATAATGTTAATAATGATAATAATGATAATAATGATAATAAGTATATAAATAATAAAGAAGAAGTTAGTCCAATAGAAGTATATCAAAATAATATATACCCTATGCCAGGAGTAATAGAAATAGAAGGTATTAATAGTTGGAGTAATGATTTAGGAAATGAACTTGTTGTATATGCAATAAATATAGCAGCTAAATCAAATGTTAGGAAATGGAACTTTATAGAAAAGATTCTTATAGATTGGGATAAAAATGGAATAAAGACTTTAGATCAAGCAAAAGCATATTCACAAAATAGAAGGAAAGGAGGACAAAAGGAAAATGACAGAGATAGAACGGATAATACAAAAGATGAAGTTAAATACGACTTCTCAAGATTCGGAGGTTAATTATAAATGTAAAAAATGTAGAGACACGACATGGATAGAAACAGAAGAAGGCTTTAAAAGGTGCGAGTGCTATGAAAAAGAAAGAATAAAAAGAATGTGGAGTAAGTTTGGATTAGATCCGCAGAACACTTTAAAACTAAATGACTATAAACCTTATGATGAAGTAACAAAAATAGCTAAAGAAAAAGCAATAAATTATATAAAGGAGTTTAATAAAATAAAAAATACTAAGGAGAATAGTTTTGGATTATTTGGACAACCAGGTGCAGGTAAGAGCCACATTATTATAGCAATAGGAGTTGCTTTATTAAAAGAGAATATACAGGTGGTATATATGCCTTATTTAGAGGTTATAAGAGAACTAAAAGCAAGCACACTAGACCAAGAATACTATATTAAGTTAATAAGCAAGTATCAGTGTCCTACGCTTCTTATAATAGATGATTTATTTAAAGATAAAATTAAGAATGATCAGTTAATAAAAGACAGATATGGAAATATCGTAGGTTTAAGTGAATCAGATGTAAAACATATATATCCAATATTAAATTATAGGTATCTAAATGATTTACCTACTTTAATAAGCACAGAGTGTACACAAGAAATGTTAATACAATTAGATGAAGCATTAGCAGGCAGAGTATTGGAAAGATGTGGAGAAAACATGGTGACATTTAAAGGGTCAAAATACAATTATAGAATGAGAAAATTTGTTTAGGAGGGAATGTAAAATGAAATCAACTGGAGTTGTTAGAAAGATGGACCAACTAGGAAGGATAGTTATACCAATGGAGTTAAGAAGAACTTTGAATATAGAGGAAGGTGATGGACTAGAAATTTATACAGAAGGAGAGCAAATAATACTAAAGAAGTACGAGCCATGCTGCATATTCTGCGGAGAAGCTAAAGAGGTTATAAACTTCAAAGGGAAAAATATTTGTAAAATCTGTTTAAAGGAGTTGGGGAAATAGTGAATCTAAGAGAACTTTTAAAGAAACAGGAAGAACTTGATGGAATAATTTTAGAAAGAGCAGGCATAAAGAAGTATCCATATGAAAGTATGAAACTAGCTTTATTAGTTGAACTTGGAGAATTAGCAAATGAAGTACAGAGTTTTAAGCATTGGAAACAACATAAAGAAATAAACAGAGAAAATGTCCTAGAGGAATTTGCAGATTGCTTACATTTGGCTCTTAGTTTAGAAAATCAGTTAAATCAGACATCAGATGATATATTAGATAATACAAAATCTATGCATAGTATAAAAAGAGATAATAAAGAAATTAATGAAGCATTTTTATTAGTATATAAATTTGTATTACAAGGATATTCAATATTGTTATCAATAATAGGATTGGGGTTGAGCTTGGGAATAACACTAGAAGAAATGGAACAGTCCTATTTGAAAAAGTATGATACAAACATTAAAAGGCAGCAAGAAGGTTATTAATTATGGATGTAAAAACGTTATTGCCCATAATGAGAAAATATGAGAAGTGTCCTAAATGTGGAAGTAATAGAATTGGTAATGGTGAGGGCGGAATAATAATCGAAGATGATACTTATACAAGAACTTGTAAATGTGGATTTAAAATAACCATAAATGAAGATGGAAAAGAAGATATAGAGGAAATAAATTAGATAAGTTAAGAGGTGAAAATCTATGGCAAATATAAAAGACTATCAAGTGTTTTTCACAGTTATGGAAGGCGATAAATTTGTACCTTCAAATATTTGTTGTGATATGACAAGTCGCATTGCTGGAGCAGTTAGATTTGATTATTTAGATGATGCAAAAGATTTTTGTAAGAATCTTAATAGTGAAAGAGATTTCAAAATAGTAAGAGTTAAATATGAATTAAATGAAATAGAAAAATAATAAACAAAGCGTAATACAAATATGATGACAGTTAGTAGCTAACTAAATACTATAGGTATAGGCTAACTATGGCTATATTTATACTTATAGTGTATGAGTATAATGAAACACTAGAACAGGAAGGGAGAACAATATTATGGAAAAGATGATTAACCTAGAAACCTTTGCTGATGGAGCATTGGCAGAAAAAATCAATATGGCTTTAAAGGAGGTGTTAGAAAACATTGCGGATCCAAACACAGATTATAAAACAAAAAGAAAGTTAACTATAGATATGACATTTGTAAGTGGTGAAGATAGAGAATTAACAGAAGTATCTATAGTGGCTAAGCCTAAATTAGCTCCAACCAAACCACTAGCAGCTAAGATTGTAATTGGCACAGATGGAAAAGGTGGAATACTTGCGAGTGAATACAAGAAGCAAATACCAGGCCAAAGCACTATGAGAGTTGATGAAGAAACTGGCGAAGTGCTAACTACTGCAGAAGAAAAAGAAGTAGATCTTAAAGGAATCAAATTAGTAAAATAATAAAAATAAAATTGGAGGAATGAAAAATGATAAACAGAGAAGGATTAGAGTATTTAGTGGGATTAGGAGAAGAGAAGGAGGTTTTAGTTGAAACATCTCAAGGATTATTTACAACTGTAAATTTAAGCAGAGTAAAATTACCTAAAGCATCAACTTTAACAGTATCAACACTTACTGGATTTGTAGATTACATTAAATCAAATCTTGATAGATTGCCAGAGCAACTATTAGTTCAAGTTAAGTCACATGATGAAGTAAGACTGTATAGTCCTTTAAATCCAGATAGGGAAAGAGAAGAATACATTCAAGCAGAAGCAATATTACCTAATAACGTTAGATATGATCAGTTCTTAGATACAGAAAGATTTAACATCATGTTACAGAGTAGTTTTGTTGATGTAGGAGATAAAGAAATATTGCTTAAATATACAGGATTAGTACAAGATGAAAATGTTAAAAGCATTGGTGATGATGGAGTAAGTCAACAAGTTACAGTAAAAACAGGAGTAGCGAGTGTAGGACAAGCAGTAGTTCCTAATCCAGTGACTTTAGCACCATATAGAACATTCCCAGAGGTTAAACAACCACAAAGTAAGTTTATATTCCGTATGCAAGATGGCCCACGTGCGGCAATATTTGAAGCGGATGGAGGAGAATGGAGAAATCAAGCTATGAGAAGCATAAAAGCTTACTTAGAAGAAGAATTAAAAGGAATACAAAACATTAATATAATATCCTAGCAAACATGGACAGGCAGTAATAAACAAACTTACTGCTTGTCCTATAAACAAAGGGGATGAAAATTTGGAAGAATACAAACATTGTGAGGTGTGCGGTAGGTTATATCCAGAGAAACACCATATCGTTTTTAAAAGCCAAGGAGGGCTAGATTTCTTTTTAAACTTTAAATATCTATGTGTAGAACATCATAAAGGGAAAAAATCCCCACATATGTGTAAAAAAATAGACATGGAGTATAAGAAAGAACTCCAAGCCAAGTTAAAAAATAAATTAATCCAAGATTATTATACAGAAAATGAACTAATTAAGATACTAGAACTTAATAGAAGACAAGTTAAAAAGATGTGTAGAAAATTTTTATTATATAAGGAAGGATATAAAACAGAAGATATTATAAGAAGGCTAATGGGCGGTAAATTGTATTAAAAGGGCGGTGCTGAAATGTCTAATAGGGAGAGAGCTAATAAAACTTATATATTACTTCAGCAAAGAAAGAGAAATAAGGAAAGAAGAAAAGAACAGGATTATATGTTACACGCAATGGAGAACCTGGATAGAACCTATAAGAAAAATTATAAAGACTTAAAAAGGAGAGGTCAAATTTGAGGTGGACAGAGGAACAGTATCAGGAGTACTTAAAAAATAGAGGTCAGAAAGTAGAAAAACCCAAAGCTCAGAAAAAACAAAAATATAAAAATAAAGGTACCTGGATAGATGGAGTATTTTTCAGAAGTCAATTAGAAGCTAAAAGGTACTGCCAATTAAAGTTGTTATTTTACGCTAAGGAAATAGTAGGATTTGTATTACAACCAGAATTTATTTTACAAGAAGGCAATGAAGAAAATAGAGCAATAACATACAGTGCAGACTTTTTAATATTAAATAAAGATGGGACCTATACAGTAGAAGATACAAAAGGCTATGAATCAGAGCAATGGAAGAGAACATGCAAACAATTTAAACTTAGATATCCTGGAATAGATTTAAAGATACTAAAGGAAGTGTAGTTAAAGGAGGACAATATGACACCAATAGAAATAATGCAAAAGATAGGAGTATGTCAGCAAGCTTTGACTAAAGGAAATACAGAATTAAAAACTCTAGGAGTAAAGAAAGCTAGAGCAGAACATGACTACAAAATAGCTCTTAGAAAAGAAATTTTAAGATTAAGACAGTTAGAGAAACAGCCAGCAACACTAATAAATGATTTAGCTAAAGGGAAAGAAGAGATTGCTAAATTAAGATTAAATAGAGATATAGCAGAAACTAATTATAGTGTATGTATAGAGGCTATGAGAAATTTGAGATTAGAACTTGAAGCATATAGAAGCTTTCTTACATGGGAACGTGTAGAGCTTAAGAATACGTAATTTGAAATTAAGGCGACACAAATAATTGACCAAAACAAACAAAAACGTAAAAAGAAATTACAAAACAAATTAAAAGGGTAAAAGAAGGTGGCGAGAGTGAAAAGTTATTCTGATTTTAGAAAAGAGATTGGTTTAAAGGGTGTAGAAATTGAAAAGTTAACTGGATATACAAAGCAAGGGATCCACAATGCATTCAAGAATATAGAAGAAGGTAAACAGCCATCTAAAAAATTTTTAGTATGTATTAATTCTGTTATCAATAAAAAAATCCAAGAAGAAACTCAAGCTTATGAGGAAAAAATGAATAGATTAAAAGAGTTGCAAGAAAAAATTGAATGTATGGAGGAGAGCATATGAATATAAAATTTTGGGACATGGAAAACAAGATCATGTATGAAAATACTTCAAGTTTTGCAATTGGTTGTAATGGAGAGGTTTCACAATTGATTTACCATGAATCAGAGGAGAATGATTGTGTTGAATGGGAAGGAACGGAATACTCAAAACATATAAAGCCTATATTTTCTACAGGTGTAAAGGATAGAAATGGAAAAGAAATCTTTGCAGGAGATATAGTTCATATTGAAAACATGTTAATTAGTAATGAAGAGCCATTAGACGGAGTAGTAGTTTTTAATGAGGGTGCATGGTGGGTAGATAACGAGGAAGAGTGCAGAGCTAAAAGCCTTTGGGGAGAATGCAACTACTTAAGAGTAAAAGGAAATATCTATGAAAACCCAGAGTTGGTAAGTGATTAATATGAAATTAATGTGAAGGAGTGAAATTATGGATAATGAAATGACTAAATGCCTTACAAGTTTATTTGATGCATTAAACGCAAAATCGGAAGAGGAAACAATAAATATATTTGGAGAAGCAATTAATCATGCAAAAGGAAGTAAGGTTAAAATAAACAATCCTGAATATTTTGATTGCTTTATCAATTATAGATTGAAAAAAGGTATAAAACTATTAGCAAGTACATTGCACGAACCATCTATTTGTAAAGATAAAAATAAACCTAATTTTATTTATGCAAATTATAGTTTTTTAGAAAATCATATAAGAAGTTTATGTGAATTAAGGGAAGGTTCAGCATGTTGTGCAGATAAATCAAGATATATTTTAAAAATGTATTTAAAGTATTCTATTGATGGTGAAGTTCCAGCATTTAACCCAAATGTTGAAAATTATTGGATACCTAATTTTGGTGATAATGAAATGTGGATTAAATATTGTGATAGCCTTTGTAGATTGTATTATGGTTATACAGAAGAATACTTTAAGACTTATAACTCTTTAATTCAATGTGAAATAAGAAAATTTAAACATATACTTCATAGATGGTATATGGAATTTAATGATGGAGAAGTAATTGAAATTGATTATAGGTGGGATGATGATATAGAAAATCCATTAGATTATGCGGATAAAGGCACTTTTTATACTATTCATAAGGCAAAAGTTAAAAATAAAAATTTTGATATTTATAAGCCAGAAGATGAAGAAGAAAAAATATTATTTAGAAAACATTATGTAAAGATACCTAAATCTAAAATAAAACAGATATATAAAAAGTCAGAAGAAAGAATGGTTTAGTGACACATTACAAATACAAAGTCCAGAAATGAAATAAATGCGAATTAAAAAGGAGATTCATATTTATGAACAATTTAACTGAAAATGAAAAAGAAGTAATATTACAAGCTATGGACTTAATTATAGAAGACACTGAATATGCTGCAAATTATGGGGTTGAAGGATTACAGAAATATAGGAATAATAAATTAAAAACTGCAAAAGAAATAAAAATTAAACTTCAAGACATTTTTAAAAATAATGAGTCAAAAAATAGCAATCTTAAAAAAGCGATTTTTACATTGCTTTATGACCAATTTAATATTCCTGATATGGAGGAAGATTGTAACGATTCATCTTACATTGATTACATTATCGACGCATTAATTGAAAAAAATGAAAATATATGTCCTTTTAAAAATTATGACTGCATAGGACGCTGTAAGAATAATATTATAGGATGCGCAGATGGATTGATTGGATTTACTGTTGGTTGTAATAGAGAAGTTGAAAAAGCGTGGAAGGATTTTATTGGAATTGAAGGAGATTAGTTATGATAATAAAGCATAAATGCCCATTTTGTGGGAAACGTTTAAATTACTTCACAATTCAAATATTTAGTGAAGGAAAGAGAGATGAAATTATATGATTAGTAGATATGAGTTAAATGAATTAATGGGAATACCGAATCATTCTCCTTGTGATGTATGCGGCAAGATAGATGGTGGAAGAATGAGTGGTTCTCATATTGGCATGCATTACAGAGTATGCAGTGATAAATGTTATAGAAGATTAGAAATGAGAATAAACAACCAATTAGTTCCATTTGATAAAGAAGAAGAAACTGTAGAACAATTAATGAGAATTAGAATTAAACAATTAAAACATCAATTAAAATCTGCTGGTATAAAGCCTAATAAAACAATTATTAAATGAAATAAAGAGGTTAGAGAAATGAAAATAGGAGAATTAGAAATGTGCTGTGGAAACTGTTCAATGATAGACCATTGTGGGGAACCATATTCAGACGTTTGTATATGTACTGAATCAAGATTTAAAAATATAGACGAAGATAAGTTTTTACAACTAATCAAAACTTCTAAAAAGGAAAGTAAGAAAGCAAAAATAAATGATGTTCATAAAAGATTACTTCAAGGAGAATAGGAACAATTCAAAAATAAGGTCCAAGATATAAATAAAATTTAAAAATGTCTTTAATGGCAATATACAAGGAGGTATTTATATGTACAGTTCAAGTAGTAAAGAAGAAGTTGCAATTAAATTAGTAGGCAAGCTATCTTTAGAGTTTCCAGAAATAAACCAGCTGAAGGTTCGAACTATAGCAGAAGAAGTATTATATAAATACCGCGTATTGCCAGAGGAGACGGCTCTTGTAAGTAGCGATATAGATGAAAAATTACAGATATATCTAGCATCTAAAAAACTGGATGGACTTAGCAAAAAGACGTTGAAGAATTATGAATACAATCTCTTAATATTTGCGGACCATTTAAGGAAACCTTTATCAACCATAAATACAATGGATCTAAGAATGTTTTTAGCGGTTAGATGCAAGGATATGAAGCAAAGTAGTGTTAATGGACAAATCTCTATATTAAAAAGTTTCTTTAGCTGGCTCCATGAAGAAGAGTATATACCTAAGAATCCAGCAAAGAAGCTAAAACAAACTAAAGAACCAAAACGATTAAGACATGCTATGACAGAAGAGGAAGTAGAATTTTTAAGGCAGGCTTCTAAAACAGATAGAGAAAAGGCACTAGTAGAATTTTTAATATCTACTGGATGCAGATTATCAGAAGTGGTTGGCGTAAATAAAGATGATATAAACTGGTATGAAATGTCTTTAAATGTAATAGGTAAGGGTGACAAAGAACGCAAGGTTTACTTTAATACAAAAGCTAAAATTCTATTAAAAAAATATTTGTTGACAAGGGAAGATGATAATCTAGCATTATTTGTTACATCTAAGAGACCACATGCAAGATTGGGTGGAAGATCTATACAAAGAGAGATTAAAAAGATAGCAAAGAGGGCAGGTATAAACAAATCTATTTATCCACATTTATTCAGACATAGTTTTGCTACTAATAAACTAAATGCTGGTATGCCAATGCCAGTTATACAGCACTTAATGGGTCACGAGAGTCCAGCAACTACTCAAATTTACGCCCAACTATCAGAAGAAAATGTCAAATATGAATATAAGAAAATATCTTAATAAGAAGGTGAAGTAGATGCGTAAACTTTCAATGATGGGATCATCTAAATATGAATTTAATCCGGAGCAGTTTAATGAAGATGTTAAAAAGCATAGAGAAGTTTATAAAAAAAAGGAAAAAGAGATTACAAAAATTTTAGAAGAATTTATAAATCAAGATACATGGCAAGAAGATAATTTCAGAACCATAACAAAAGCATTGAAGTTGCTTAAAATTAGATATGACTTATAAATAGAGGTGATAAAATGAAGCTTAAACATATAAGCAATATAAAGTGGATAGGTGGCAAACATGGTAAAGAGGAAAAGTACCTGGATTTAATGCCAGAACATAAAATATTTGTGGATTGTTTCTTTGGATCCGGAGCAATACCTTTTTATAAAGAAACAGTAAGTCCAGCAAAACTTACAGTGGTAAATGATATTAATGATAGATTAATAAATTATATGATGGTACTTAAAGAGAATCCGGAAAGGCTATATAAGGAATGTAGTTCATTACCCTATAGTGAGAGCTTATTTGAAAAATGGAAATGGGAAGCATGGCCGGAAGATAATTTACAAGCTGCAGTAAGATTTTATTATCTCATGAGAGTTTGTTTTGGCGGTGGAGGCCATAAATATAGAAATGGAATAGGATTGTCTAAAACTCAAAATAAGGCCAAGCAATTAATGACAGCCACAGAATTAATTCCTAAAATGGCTGGATTAATAAAAGAGTGGAATATATTAAATAGAGATTTTGAGGAAGTAATAAAATTTTATGATACAGAAGAAACATTATTTTTCTTAGATCCACCCTATCATAAGCATGAAGATATGTATTTTGGAGGATTTGAAGAAAAGGACCATATAAGATTAAAGAAAAGATTAGATAAAATTAAAGGAAAAGCTATGGTTTGTTATTATAGTAGTCCATTAATAGATGAATTATATAAAGATTGGCATATAGTTGAATACAGTACGGCCAGCCAAATAAAAAATAGAACTGATGGAGAAAAGTGCCCAGTAAGAAATGAATTGATACTTATGAATTATAAACCTATAGGGTTTGAACAATTAAGCATTGTTTAGTTAAGAAAGGAGTAAATTTAATAGGTTTAGGGATTAAACTATGTATTTCTATATCTTAACTGTACTAGAGTATTAATATTGTAATACATTGGAGGTAAATAAATGGATATAAGTAAAATAGCTAATAAAATGACTAGAGAAGAGTTTTTAAATAGTTGTTACATTAACAATGAGAATGGGATTAGCTACTGTCCTGGTATATTTGATTTAAAAAATTTTCCTTATCATATATGTAATCCAAAAGAAAACTGTAAAGAATGTTGGAAAAATGCTATTAAAGATATTAAATTTAAGGGAGAGAATTGTATGGAATTTAATTGGGATGAATTTAAAAAAGGTAAAGTAGCAGTATTTTGCAAAAATACAAAACTTAAAAAAGATTTTTTACAAAAATGTACAGATGTTGGATTGACTTGTTATCACGGTAGTACAAAGCCTATAAATCATTGCACATCATATGATAATATACCATATTGTTATGCATATGATACACCGCTTACTAGTGACTTAGCTTATGACACAATTGAATATTTTATAAAAAATAATTATAAAATTGTAAAATGGGAAATAGAAAAAGGGGAAAATGGAATGGATATAGATATTACACCAGCTGCGAAAAAAGCAGAAAACATGCTCAATGATTTAACAACTAATAAAATAGATTATGATATACATGAAGTAATGGAATTCCCTATAGGAACTATATTAAAATGTAATATTGATAAAAATGAATATGAAATAATTAATTGTTTTGGGAATAAATTAATAGGACCTAAAAATGGGAATAGTGTTTTATCCTTATCAAGTAAATGGATAAATGCTAAATTTAAATTAGTAAAAAAAGATAAGAAAGTAAGTTTTGAAGAAGCTATACAAGCTTATGGGAAAGAGGTTTATTGTATATGGAATGATGGGGAAAGTAAAACAGAATATAGAATTGAATCACCATTACATGGGATAAGAGATGTAGAGTTTAAAAAAGATATAACATCAGAAGAAATATTAAACGGTGAATGGTATATAAAGGAGGAATAATCATGGAAGCATGGAGGGAAAAATTGGACAAGTACTTTAATGGAGAGCTAAAGCTATTTGAGGGAAATTATACAATAACTTATCCATGCGTTTTAAAGAGAGGCAGAAAAAGAATAAAAGGAAGAATAGATATGGACCATGGAATAGTCTACAACTTAAAAGGGAAGGAAATTAGGAGGGTAAAAGCAGTATGACTAAACTAGAGATAATATTGTTTATAACTGCAGCAATTAGTGTAGTAACCACAATAGTATTAAATAAAGAAAATAATAAGTTAATGAAACATACTAAAAATTATAAATGTAATTTAGGTAAGGTTATGTGTGGAGAAGAGTGTTGTTATAACTGTGAAGATAGAGCTATATGTAGAGCATCTTGTAATGGGAATCCATTAATGTGCGGAAATTCAAGGGAGGAATAGTATGGACAAGGATTCATTCAGGAAGACAGAAAGAATGTTATACAACTATTTTAAGAAAAATAAGATAATACAACATAAGCATAACTTAATAAATATATTAAATAAAAGAATAGAAGAAATAGAAGAAGATATTAAAAAAACTAATGTAAGGATAGATTATGATTTACAAGCTACACCAGGAGGAGAAAGAGTACAAACATCAAGTACAGGTACAAGTTATGCAGAAAGAGCCATTATAAAAGCCATAGAAAACTTAGAAAAAGAAAAAACAGATAAGCAACAACAGATATTAAATATAAAATCTTATATAGCAGAATTAGAAGAAGAAAGCAGTTCTATAGAATGTAATATAGGAATGTTGAATGAAGAAGATAAGAAATTTATAGAATTAAAATATGGTAAAGAATTAAGTGTTGAAGAAGTAGGGTCGGAAATGGGGATGTGTAGAAGTGTAGCCTATGATAAAAGAAAAGAATTAGTAAACAACATAATGATATGGAATGAAATAATAAAGTAAAAAAGCACGGACAATTTTCGGACAAATTACAGACGAATTTAAGGTTTAAGCGTGTTATAATAGTAGCATAGAAATAGCAGTGATTTTATCGTACAAAATAAGGCAACTGCAAAAATAAAAAATATATAATGTATTGTGTATGTACTAAAAGGCACTTGGAACAGGTTTTTAATCTGTAATCCAGGTGCTTTTTACATGCCCGAATTAGTCCAGAAGATTATATTCATAGGAGAGTAAATTATGAAACTAAATAAAAAAGAATACTGCAAGAATTTTGAAAAAGGAAATAATGGATTTTGTAAGCATTATATGGGATGCAAAGTAGATATAGTTAGTTGTATAAATGAATGTGAGGTAGGTGAAAGAGGTGAGAATAGAAAAGATATTAAAAACACAGCAGCCGAACACACATAAGCAATTAAATAAAAATAGAAAACAGCATAAGAAAAAGTCCAGGAGAGGTAAGAAAGAAGACCTCTCCTTTTCTGATTATGTTGAAATGATGAAACATGATAGCTATAAAAGACATAATGGAGCATTAAGGCAAAGATAAATTTACAAAACAAACGAATAAGCATATAGCAGCGAGGTGGTGGTATGGCAAGAGCTAGAAGTCCAAATAGGAATAAAGCATTTAAAATATATGAGGAACATAATGGAAACATTACGAATAGAGAGATAGCTAATATTTTAAATATATCAGAAAAAACAATTAGTGGGTGGAAATGTAAAGATAAATGGAATGATGAATTAAATGGAGTACTCCTCAAAAATGAACGGAGTACTCCAAAAGAAAAAAAGAATACTAAAATAAAAAATAAAGAGCCTATTGTTAAAGAGGTAGAAGAAGTATTAGAAAATACTGAACTTACTGATAAGCAAAGGCTTTTTTGTATTTATTATATAAAATCTTTTAATGCTACAAAAGCATACAAAAAGGCATATGAGTGTGATTATATTACAGCTAATACTAATGGACCAAGACTGCTTGTAAATGCTTGTATAAAGAAAGAAATACAGAAGCTTAAAGAAGGTAGATTAAATAGAGCAATGCTAGAACCAGGAGATATATTCCAGAAATTTATGGACATAGCATTTGCAGATATAACTGATTATATAACGTTTGGTAGAAAAGAGATAGAAGTAGATAAGAATGAAGATGGTGAGTCTGTAATGTCAGAGGTTAACTATGTTGATTTTAAGAATAGCAATGAAGTTGATGGAACTATATTAAATGAGGTTAGCCAGGGTAAGAATGGAATAAAGATTAAGCTTAATGACCAGATAAAAGCATTGCAATGGTTAGGTGAGCATATGGATCTAGCTACTCAGGAACAAAAATTAAGAATTGAAAAATTAAAAGCAGAAGTATCTAAATTGAATGGTGATGATAAGAATAAGCAAAAAGGTAATTTAGGAAAATTACTAGAAGTATTTAAAAAAGGACCAGCTAAGTAATGGAATTTGAACAGTTTGGAGAAAAAGCGTGGAATTTTATTGATACACCAATACATTTAGATGCACGTATTAACATCTTAGAGGGAAGTGTAAGAAGTGGCAAAACTATAGCAATGCTTCTTAAATGGCTTAGATATATAGAAGAAGGTCCCAAAGGATTATTGATTGTAACTGGAGTATCTAAAGATACTGTATATGATAATGTTCTTAGAGATTTATTTGAGACTTTAGATGAAGAAGATTATTCCTATAATAGACAATCAGGGGACCTAAGAATATTTGATAGAGATATAAAAGTTATAGGAGCAAAAGATGAAGGTTCAGAAAAATATTTAAGAGGTAAAACTTTAGCAGGAGCTTATTGTGATGAATTGTCCCTAATGCCAGAAAAGTTCTTTAAGCAATTACTTAATAGACTTTCAGTTAAAGGTGCTAAACTTTACGGAACTACTAACCCAGATAGTCCATATCATTATCTTTACACAGAATATATAACTGATAAAGAAAAACTAGAAAGTGGTATGGTTAAGGTATATCATTTTATGTTAGATGATAATCCTAGTTTAGATGATGAATATAAGCACTTTATTAAAAATGCATATACAGGCTTTTGGTATGAACGTATGATTTTAGGGTTATGGGTAATTGCTCAAGGTGCTATATATGGAATGTGGGATAAGGAATTAAACACTTTTATAGATGAAGATTTACCACCAGGGTTCAAAAGTAGAGCCATTAGATATATAGCTATAGACCACGGAGCTTCAAACCCTACAACATTTCTAGATATTTGGGATGATGGTGATACAGCTTGGATTTTAAATGAGTATTATCACAATAATAAAAAGGATGGGGATAAAGAAAACTCTCAATTTGCAGAGGATTTAGTTAAATTCATAGGGAGTGATTATCCTAGATTTGTTATTATAGATCCATCAGCTAAAAGCTTAAAAATATCTATAAGAAATAAAGGGATAAGAACTAAAGATGCAGATAATGAGGTTATAGAAGGTATAAGAATGATGGCAACTATGATAGCTAAGAGAAAATTTAAAGTCCATAGAAGGAATTGTCCTAATTTCCTTGAAGAAGTGGCAGGGTATGTATGGGATGAAAAAGCAGCCTTACACGGAGAAGATAAACCAGTAAAAAGTAAGGATCACACTTTAGATGCCGCACGCTATTTTGTAAAAACAATTATTAGACCTAGAAGATTAGCAAGATAAAATAATGAATATATGCACTAATATACACGATTTATTGTATAAACATGCATAAATACTTATGTATATTCTCGTAAATGAGAATGGATCTATTAATAAATAAAAATGCGAAGTTGAAGAATAGCTTAATATCAACGTTTGTGAAGCATTATAGTTTATAACTTCGCTAAATCATTATTTAGTCATGAAGTTAAGGGCGGTGATATAAAATTAAAATATTAATTACTCTAAGTGTTTCAATATTAGTGTTATTTTTATTATGGTGTTTGTTTGTTGCTGTTGGAATAAGTAGTGGAAGATACGAATGGAAACCAATTAAAAAAGATAAGAGCTATTATTTTGTAAAAGTAAGTTTGATGATTGCTGACTTAATAACATATTTATTTATATTTGGAACTTTGTTTGCTTCGGTATATAGCCTTTTATGGTATTAAATATTTAATAAGAAAGGAGGTTTAGTAAAGTGGGTAAAAAGAAAAAATACAATAGGGATTCAAAAGTAAACTCTAAACCTTCAAAAAGAACTGCAATGGATGCTTTTTCTAATGTATTGGCTAGATTAGGTGCAGGAACTTCAAATTTATTAGAAAGCACGGATTATCCTATGACTAGACTTACACAGAATTTTCAATTAATGAATAGTCTTTATAGGTCACATTGGATAGTAAGAAAAGTAATAGATTGTATACCAGAAGATATGTGTAAGAATTGGTTTACTATAAAATCACAATTAAAGCCAGAAGCCCTGAAAAGACTTGATACACTACAACGTACTACAAGAGTACAAAGAGATATATTAGAAGGACTTAAATGGGGCCGTTTATATGGTGGTGCAGGTGCAGTAATCATTATAGATGGTCACGAAGATATATTAGATCAAAAACTAGATTATGATATGATTATGCCTGGAAGTTTTAAAGGTATGATTGTAACAGATAGATGGTGTGGTTTAACTCCAGGAGATGAAATCATAGAAGACTTAGGAGATCCGGATTTTGGACTTCCTGAATATTATTATTGGAGTACAGAAACAGGAGATAATGTAAGAGTTCATCATAGTAGGGTGTTAAGATTTATAGGGAGAGAGTTACCTAATTGGGAAAAATACGCGGAACAGCAGTGGGGAGCCTCAGAGGTAGAGGTTATTTTTGATGAATTAAAGAAAAGAGATAATACAAGTTGGAATATAGCACAACTTGTATTTTTAGCTAATTTAAGAGTACTTAAAATGGCAGACCTAGGAGAATTACTTGCTATAGGAGATGAACAAGCACAAAAGGATCTGTATACTACAATAGAAATACAAAATCAGTTGATGTCTAATATGGGAATATACGTTATGAATAACGACGATAATTTTGAAACACATCAATATACATTTTCAGGACTAAATGAAATATATGAAAGTTTTATGCTAGATGTATCTGGTGCCGCCGAAATACCAGTTACGCGTTTATTTGGAAGAAGTCCAGCAGGATTTAACGCTACTGGTGAAAGTGATATGAAGAACTATTATGATTTAATAGAACAAAAACAAGAATCTCAATTAAGGCCAGTGCTAGATAAACTGGTTCCCATAATGTTTATGTCTGAGTTTGGGGCAATTCCAGATGACTTGGATTATGAATTCAATCCAATAGGATCACCATCAGAAGATGAGTTATCCAATATTGTAGATAAGAAAACTAATTCAATAATTAATGTTTTTAATGCTGGATTAATAAGTCAAAAGACTTCTTTAAAAGAATTAAGGCAGATGAGCGAAAGTACTGGTATGTTTACTAATATAACTGATGAAGATATAGCCAATGCTGATGATGATACAGAACCAACAGGAGATATGCCAATTGATAATAATCTTTTAGGATATAATCCAACAGAAGATTATACAAGTGAGGAGGTAGAAGAAAATGGATGTAATTTCAGAGAGAATACTTAATATTGGAGTACTGGAAAACAAAATAAAATCTGCTCGCTGTAATGCTGATAATATTGAAAAGTTTATTAAAGAAAAAGATTACAGCAGAGCAAAAGAATTAGCTAAAATACTTTCCTTCCAAATGCATGAGCTTGATTGTTTTGAATTTCAAATAGAGCACAGAAAAATAAATAAAATTGATTAATAGCTGGTGATAATATGATACCAAGAAAAAACACAGCTAAAGATTTGTGGAAACCCAAGAGACGTATAGAGGTAATGTATAAAAGAAGGCTTAAACAATTAGTAAAAAAACTGCAAAGAAGATTAAAAGAATTAAAGACAACAGAGGAATTTATAAAGGAATTAAGGAAAGTGGCTAATAGTCCTGAATTTAAAAGATATGCTGATAGAGAAGCCATGAAAATGGTAACTCAATTATTTACAGATGCAGGGCATACATGGAGAGAGACAGCAAAGAAAAATAGCAAAGGTAAAGAAATATATGAAGCATTAAAGAAAGAACTTAAAGGACCTATAGGTGGAGCTATAAATGAACAGATACAAAGGAATGCATACTTAATTAAGAGTATGCCTTTAAATGTTTCAAAAGATATTACAGAGCACGTGGCTAAGGAAGTTTTTAAAGGTAGAAGAGCAGAGGCTATTGCAGAGGATTTACAAAAGAAAGTACCTTATATGTTAGAATCCAAAGCCAAGTTAATAGCTAGAACCGAAGTTAGTAAAACCTCAACAGCATTGACTAAGGCTCGTGCTGAAAATATAGGATTAAGATTTTATTATTGGAAAACTTCAGAGGATGTTAGAACAAGAGATTCGCATAGAAAAATGCAAGATGTAATATGTTCTTTTAATGAACCTCCTAGTCCAGAAAAAGCTAATAATGAGAAATTTGTTGGATATTATGATCCAGGATGTATATGGAATTGTCGATGTTACGCATCAGTTATAATAAACATAGATGATATAAAATTTCCTCATAAAGTTTATCATAATGGGAAAATACAACTAATGACTAAAAAAGATTTTTTAGAAATAATGATATAATAATTTATGAGGGAGGTATATTAGTGAATAAAGAGAATTGGAAAGACATTGAAGGTTATAAGGGATTATATCAAGTATCTAATTTAGGTAGAATTAAAAGTGTAGAAAGAAAAGTTAAAAATGCTAAGGGATATAGAATTGTAAAGAGCAAAATATTAACTGATAGAATAGATAAAGGTGGATATAAAATTATAGATCTTAGAAATGGAAAGGAAAAGAAAACTTATAAAGTTCATAGGCTAGTAGCATTAGCATTTATACCAAATCCAGATAATAAGCCAGAAGTAAATCATAAGCAAGAAGATAAAAAAGATTTAAACTGTGTGTCAAATTTAGAATGGGCTACATCAAAAGAGAATATGAATTATGGAACTATTAATCAAAGAAAGGCAAAAAGATTTTCAAAGAAAGTTTATCAATATACATTAGATAATAGATTGATAAAAATATGGAACTCAACAAAAGAATGCAAACAGGAGGGATTTAATAGTAGTCATGTTGCAGATTGTTGTAGGGGAATAAGTAAGACGCATAAAGGTTATAGATGGTCATACGAACCAATTGAAAATAAAGAAGAATAGATTAAATTATAAAAGCACTTACTTATTATATATGTAAATGCTTTTATTTTATTTTTAGAAATCATGTAGGAGGATTTATATGTTTAAAATATTTAATAAGAAAAGAAACAACGATAAATTAAATGAATTAAAGAATATAACAATAAATGTACCCAAAAATGTGGATTATGCGGAGATTAAAAAATCAATTTCAAAATTAAGTGGAAATACTTTAGAAGCCTCAGGAAAAAATAAAAACAAAATATATATTGAATTAGAGAATAGAGATATATTTGAAACTTATTCAGAGGATACAGTCCAGGAGATAAATTACAAATTAAATTCGAAGGAAGAATTCATAACAATTGGTGGGCTAGTTTTAAAACGTGAACCTATAGTAAGTGTAGAAAAAGAAGAGAATAAAGATAAAACTTTAAAATCTGCAACAGCGGAAGAATTATTAGCAGAAATAATAGGTAGACCTGTGCCTAATAGCTATGTATCTAAGAGAAAAGTTAAATGTTATATAGACCAAATGTTGAAAGTATATGATTATAATTTCAGAGATATTCAATAAATATAAGTCTTAGCAATAAGGCTTTTTTATTTTGTCTAAAATTACTTGGAAGGAGGTGAGTAAGATATATGAGAGCATTTTACGGATCACGTTTTAGTCCTAATATGACTAGAACACCAGAAGGTTTTTTAATATGTCATAATGTGCCTATTGCTCGTACTGGCTGGTATGAGTATTTACCTGAGGAATTAGGAATTGAAGGTAGTCAAAATGAACTGATAAAAGTGTATAGAGATCCAGATGAAGTATTTAGTAAAACAGCTATAGCAAGCTTTGAGGGTAAGCCAGTAACAGATGAGCATCCCCCAGACTTACTAACAGCTGATAATTCTAAAATATTTATAAAAGGTACTACACAAAATGTTAGACAAGATAAAAAAGAGCCTAATTTATTAATTGCAGATTTAATTATCTATGACTCAACCTTAATTAATGAAATAGATCAAGGTAAGAGAGAGGTTAGTTGTGGATATGAGTGTGATTATAAAGAAAATGAAGATGGAACATATAGCCAGATACAAATTCGTGGCAATCATGTAGCAGTCGTAGAAGCTGGTAGAGCAGGCCACGAGGTAGCAATAAAAGATTCTAAATATAGAAAATTGGAAGGAGAGAAGAAAGTGAGTAAAAAAGTAAAAATACCACAAAAAAAGGGACCAGTAACTAATATATTGACTGCATTAGGATTTAAACATTATGCAGCTGATGCGGAGCCTGATGAAATATCTAATACTTTAGACCAATTAGTAGAGGAAAGGGGCACAGGAGAAGATGAAGATATAATAGAAACTAAAGAAAATAAGGAAGATGAATCAGGGGTTAAAGATGAAAATCCAGATGTAGCTAAACTTACACAGCAAGTATCAGAATTAACCAAATTAGTTGGACAATTAATATCTAATCAAAATAAAGAAAAAGCACCAGAAGAAGCTATAGATGAGGTAATTAATAAACTAGAAGCTGGTGAGGAAAATACTGTAGGTGATGAAGAAGAATCTGTTACAGTTCCAGTAGAACAAATAAATGATGAAGATATCCCAGATGGTGTAGTAATTGACCCTGAGGATAGACCTAAAAACCCAATACCTAATGCAGATAGTAACAAAGCTATGGCTATGGCACTTAAAGCAATGAAGCCTATAATAGCAAATATGAGTAATCCAGTGGAAAAAAAGAAAGCGTGTGATTCTCTTTTAAGTGCATTTAAAAATTCTAAAAAGGCACCTAAAGGTAGTAATGGTTATGCTGATATATTAAAAGCACAAAGAAAGAATGCTATGGATAGAAAAAGAGCTGAAGATGAAAAAGCCAGAGAAACAGAATCTATAGGGGAAATTTATAAGAAAAAATTTAATCCACATTATAAGGAGGTAAAATAATGTCAGGAAAAGCAATAGGAATTGAATTAAATTTAGGCTATCCGGGTACGGTGTCTAGAAGCGTAGATACTATCATAACAGCAAGAAAGTTACAAAGTAATATACAAGATGGTAAGGAAACAGCTTCACCTGTAGGATTTGGTGAAGCTGTTGTTTTAAATCCAGACAATACTTATAGCAAATTTAGAGAAAGCAGTACAGCAAAAGATTTCGTGGGTATTGCAGTAAGAGAAGTTAAACAAACTATAGATTATTATTCTTCCGCGGGTGCATACCTTCCGGCTGGAATTATGGATGTACTTAATAGAGGAAGTATAACAGTTAATTGTAATAATGGTACTCCAACTGCAGGTGGAAAAGTATTTATTCGTATTAAAGAAAACCCAGCAATCCCTGATGGAAAAGTTGGACAATTTGAAGCAATAGCAGACGCAGATAATACTATAGAAATTCCAAATTTAAAATGGGCTACAAATAAACTAGATAAGAATAGAGTAGCTGAAGTAACAATTCTTACTAGGACTATATAGGAGGTGCAATACATGAGTGGATTAACAACAAGTATAAATGCTTATAATGGTCAAGTGCATAATGCATTTGGAAATGTAACTACCACAAGAGCAGCAATGGATGCAGCGAGTAATGGAACAGGTATGGCTTTTCTACTAGGGGAGTTAGAAAAAAGAGATCCAAAACTAAATGAGCCATTAACTAGTATAACATGGATGAGAGATATAGTAGCTAAAACCGGTGGTGGATGGATAGAAAATACATCTAATCAATTTGTAGATTATGCAACTACAGGTGGAAATAATCTTGGATTAATTAGAGGACAAACAAATAATATACCTATGATGCAAGCTAACACAAGTAAAGATGTTTACAAAGTATTTCCGTGGTCTAATATACTAAAGATACCTTTTATAGATCAACAGAAAATGCAATCTATAGGAAGAAGTTTAGATAGTATTTTAGATGATGGTATTAGATTAAACTACAATAAAACCATAGATTATATAACTTATAAAGGTGTAGAGGAAGAGGATGTTTATGGATTAGTAAATAATTCATCAGTTGCAATTACTACTGTAGCTAAGGGCAAATCTGGTAAAACAGATTGGTCTTCTAAAACACCAGATGAAATATTAGATGATATTAATACTGTTTTAACTGAGGCATGGACTAATAGTGAATATGATTTAGGAGGTATGCCAAACCATATATTAATATCCCCGCAACAATATACTTATATTACTACTAGAAAAGTCAGTGAAGCTGGTAATGTATCTATACTAACTTACTTATTAGAAAATAACATAGCTAAAAATCAAGGAGTTGAACTTGTAATTGTTCCTAGCAGATGGTGTGTAGAGGCTGGACTTAACAAAAGCAACCGTATGGTAGCATATGTAAATGATGAAAGTAAAGTATTGATTGATATACCAGTACCACTTATGAGGGGAATGACAGGACCTAGTGTTAAGGATGTTGCTTATTTAACCGCTTATATGGCTAATATAGGACAAGTAAAGTTCTTATATAACCAATGTGTACTTTATGCGGATGGTATATAAAAAATAATTAAAATTAATAAATTAAAAGCTTTAGTGTATTGCTAAAGCTTTTTCTATTAAGGAGGAAAATATGAGAATATATTCAAACAAATCATTACTTTTTATAAATGGGGATGAAAGAGTTAAAGTCAAAAATTTTGAAATGACAGATGTACCAGATTGGGTGGAAGGTACACCTTTATTTTTATTAGCTAAATCTGATGGTACATTAACAGTTATAGAAAGTAAAGAGCAAACAATAGCAGCTGAAAATGGAGATTTAAATAAAGCTAGTAAAAATAAGAACAAAGACAACACAAAAGATAATACAAATGAAGCTGAAACAGATGAAAAAAATAAAGATAAAAAAAGTAAATAGGTGATATTATGAGTAAATTAAATGGATTAATAGGCAGTGCAGGTAATATAAAACCTGGAACTAATCCACCCTTTACTTTAGAAGATTTTAATCAAGTATATCCACAGTTCAAAGACACAGTTCCAGTAATAGTATTAGAAATGTACTTAGATATAGCCAATGCTTGTATTAAAGCAAGTAGATGGCATAAGCAGTGGAAATATGGAATGTGCTTGTTTATAGCACATTTTTGTACTCTATATTTACAAGGTGTAGCAGATGCTAATGGTGGAGTTAAGGGAATACTAGAAGCTGGAAAAGCTCAAGGTCTAGACACTTCTATAAGTGTTGGAGATGTGTCTATAAGTACAGATTATAGTATTACTGCAGAAAACATAAAAGGCTGGAATGGTTGGAGTCTAAGCACGTATGGCCAACAATTAATAACTATAGGTAAGTTAGTTGGTAAAGGGAACATGTATGTATATTAAGAGGGTGATTATATGTTAAATGGATTTACTAATGTTAGAACTAACAATCTAACTAAAGATATAAAAAAATCTTTAGAAGATTTAGCTAAAAAGACTGTTTGTGTGGGTATTCCGGATAGTACAGAGCATCCAGACAGTAAAATTACTAATGCAGAGCTGTTATACATCCATACACATGGTGTAAGAGATACCACAATGCGAAGGAAAATGCAACATGATTTAGACTCAGGAGTTCCATATTCTAAAGCACATGAAATGTATGTACATGAGAATGGTTCACCTTTATGGAATGTACCTCCTAGACCAGTGTTAGAACCTGCAATTGATAATTCTAAAGAAGTAATAGCAGAACAAATGAAAAAAGCAGTCATAGGTGCCTTAGACGGAAATAATTTAACACCTGAATTAGAAGAAGTAGGTATGTTAGGCCAAAACATAGCTAGAGATTGGTTTACTAATCCAGAAAATAGTTGGGCTAAAAATTCCAAAGATACTATAAAAAGAAAAGGCAGTGACAAACCGCTTATAGATACTGGAGAATTAAGAAAAAGTATCACTTATACAATTAAGGAAGGTGATAGCTAATGATTGATGTGTCCAGGGTACTAAATGATCCTAGAGTATCTCAAACCTTTATCATTTTTAGGAAGCCAGGTAAATGGGAAAGAGGTAGATTTATTCCAGAGAAAGATGAAATTGAAATTAATATGCGGGGTGTGATAAGTGTAGCAAAGCCTAAAGATATAGAAATTATTCCTGAAGGAGATAGAGTTGGCGGGGAATTAGTAATTTATAGTACACAAGAGATATTTACTACACGTAAAGGTGAGAAGGATTCAGGAACTTCAGATGAATTATTATGGCATGGCGAGAGATATAAAATATATTCCGTAAGCCCTTATGTTGACTACGGTTATTACAAAGCCATAGCTATGAGAAAGGCCAGTTGTTAATATGGCAGATCAAGTATTAAAACTGAAAGAAATAGAAGATTTTTTCTTTGAGATAACTTGTGAAATGCTAAGCATAGATTTTCAAAAAGAAGAAAATCAGGACAAGGTAAGAATAGCATGGCAAACAGAGGGTGCACCAGCTTGGGCTATAGATGAAGATGTAATTTATTTAAGAATTACACCACAGGATGACAAAATGGCAAGGCAACAAAATATTATACTTAATCCTGATGAAGAGGATAAAGCATACGCTAAAAAACAAACAGGATATACAAGAGTTCATAAGGTTAATTGGACCTTGTATGGTCCAAATAGCTATGATAATGCAGATGTAATTAGACATCTGCTTTTTGATTACGATTATATGCAGAAATTTAAAGAGAAAAATCTTTTTTTAATAACAGATGTACCAATGCCAACACGTTTGCCAGAATATTATAATGGCCAGTGGTGGGAAAGGACAGATTTCTCGGCCACATTTAATGAGGCAGTAATTAGAGAAAATAAAGTACCTTATATCAATAGTACAGATATAAGGATTATTCCTAATAGATAAGGAGGGAAAATTAATGACATTACCTTTAAGTGATGCAGTAGACGTATCCGTAAGTGTAGGTCCTGTTAGTGCTGTAAGAACTAACTTTAATCTAGGGTTAATAGTTGGACCATCCACTATCATTGATCCTTCTGATAGAGTAAAAACCTATAATAAAATAGGTGACATGACAGCAGATGGATGGAAAGGAACAGAACCAGAATATCTTGCAGCACAAATATATTTTTCTCAAATACCTAAGCCAACAAAAGTAGCTATTGGTGTTTGGGATAAAAAAAGCGAGGAAACTGCAGTTCAAGCGATGACAGCATGTAGAGAAAAAAATAGCGAATGGTATTTAGGATATATTTGTGGAGTTAATAAGGAAGAAATAATAGAAGTAGCTAAATATATAGATTCTGCTACTCCAGCCAGTACTTATGCTTATACAACAAGTGATAGCGAGGTATTAGAAAATAAACCAGGAAATGTAGTAGAAACATTGAATAAATCAGGAGTTCACAGAACGCTGGGCCAATATTCTAATACAGAACATGCTGTAATGGCAATTGTAGGATATGCTATGGCGGCCAATACTCAAACTGCAGGTTCAGCATACACATTAAAATTTAAGCCAGAGGTTGGAGTAACACCTGAAGATTTGACAAGTACACAAGTAACTATTTTGAAAAACAATAACTGCAATGTTTATATAAACCGCGGTTCTGTATACAATTTATTTGAAAATGGGGTGATGGCTAACGGAACGCCATTTGATGAAGTGCTTAATCTTGATATATTAACAAATAATATTCAATCTGCAGTTATAAATGGACTTCAAACATCAGCTAAAATTCCACAGACTGATCCTGGGATGGACAATTTATTAAATCATATTACAGCACCATTAGAAAAGGCTAGAAACATAGGTTTTATAGCCCCAGGTATATGGAATACTGCACCAATATTATCTATTAAAACAGGGGACACACTTCCAAGAGGATATGTGATATTGGCAGATACTATAGATAGCCAGTCACAGTCAGATAGAGAAGCAAGAAAATCACCGCCAGTTTATATATTAGTTAAATTAGCAGGCTCAATGGAATTTGTATCTATTAGAGTGTATGTAAATAGATAGAGAGGAGGAATTTTATGAAATTTAATACTTATAGCTTTGAAGATGTTACATGTTCATTTAATATTAAAAATGTTGGATCAGCATCATCCACAGGAGCAGGTTTGGGAAGTATATCTATAGCAATGGCTGGAGATAGAACAGCACATGATGTTGCTGCAGATGGTACTATAATGGTATCAAAGCTTAATGGAAAAAACGGAACCATAACTTTAACAATGCAACAAACATCTGAACTTCATAAGTATTTGTTAAGATGGTATAACTATATTGATGTTGCTGATTCTTCTGAATGGGCAGCTATGGTAATAACAATAAAATCTAAAAATTTGAGAGATATAACAACATGTACAGGTGTATCTCCACAGAAATTAGCAGACAGGCCATATCAGGCACAAGGGCAACAAATTACATGGAACTTAATGGCTGCTGAAATAACAGAAAGTTAGGAGTTTTTTAAATGGTAGAAATATGTAAAGATATTGAAATAAATGAACGTAAATTTAGATTGAACAAGATGGATGCTAGAACAGGATCTTATATGTTGTTTAATCTAATGAAGATATTAGGGCCAATTTTTAAAAATATAAAAGTAGATAATATAGAAGATATTAGTTTAGATGATATTAATCTCACAGATTTAGTGTCATCTATTTTTAATTTACCAGAAGATGAATTTAGATATATACAAGATAATTGTCTTAAAGTTGTAGAAGAACTATTACCAGCAGGCCCAGCTAAAGTTCTTGATAAGTATGGAAATTTTGGCGTTATGGATATTGAATTTAACACAGGATTATTAATGAACTTGACTATTCAATCTCTAGTTTTTAATGTAAAAGGTTTTTTCGAAGAAAGCCCCTTGACTTCAATAATGGAGAAATTAACTACATCCCTGCAGAATTTAAAAATGTAGATGCTTATTTGTATAGTCCAGTTGTAGACGGTATGTGGAAACAGCATGAGGTTTGGGATGGAACTTATAGTCTTGATGATTTACTAGATGCACACGAAATAATGGCAGTAAAGTCAGAAAATGAGCGTAGAGCAAATGAAGCAGCACAAAAGGAGGTGATGTAATTGGCAGTAGATCTTATAAAAAGTTATCTTATAGGGATAGGGTTTGATGTAGATTCTAATTCTGCTAAAGATGCAGAAACATCTATACAGATAACAGAAGAGAAAATTAAAAAGTTTAATGATAATAGTAAGAAAGGTTTTTCAGAGAGCGGTGAAGCTATGAAAAACCTTTTTAATTTATTTGGATCATCTAGTTCTATAGGAAGACTATTTCCAGAATTACAGAAACCTCTTAATGGAGTGTTAAAAGATATAAAAGCTGTAAAGAAACTATATAGTGATTTATCTAAAATAGATATTAATAAAAAAGAAGATAAGCCTATACCTAAAAATATAAAAAAATATACAGGTAAAGAAAAGAATATAAAAGCTTTTAAAGGACAACACATAAAAAAACCTGAAGATAATGTAAAAGATGATGGTAGTATAGATAGTGGATTTAAAAACCTAATAAAAAGTATATCAAAGTCAAAGAAAAGTATATTAGATTTTAAGAAAAGCTCAACAGGTGGGTTAAAAGATGTAGAAGCATCAACGGAAGCATTAGCTGCAAATGGAGGTAAATCATTACTAAAATTTTCTTTAAAAGGGGCAACGTGTATAGCTGTTGTTGTTGCTGCAGTTATTGCAGCAGTGGCAGCAATAAAAAAAGTAAGTAATTTCCTAAATGAATTAGGAAAGCAAGACGTAGAATATGAAAAATTATCAAGACAGTTATGGACTACAAAAGAAAATGCTAGGGATATAGATAGTGCTCTTAAAACATTAGGAGTAACTATGCAAGATTTGTGGTTAAGTCCAACTCTATTAAAACAATTTAATCAGTTAAGAAAAGATTCACAACAGTTAAGATTACCACCAGAATTTAAAGATAATATAAAGGTTATACAGGGTATAGGATTAGAATTTAAAAGGCTAAAACAGTTTGGAAAACTAGCTTTTCAATGGATAGGACATTATATTTTAAAATATGTAGCTGGACCACTAGCAGAATTTAAGCAAAAATTATCAAGATTTAATGATAAGTTTATAAAAATAATTCCTGGTATAGCTAAGGTAATAGGTTCTGCTATAGGTATAATATTAAGAATTTTATTATTAATATTTAGAGTACTAGAGCCTATATTTTCAATAATATCTAAAATAGTTGGTTTTGTAATAGGTTTAATAGAAAAAATACCAGGGCCAATAAAGAAAATATTAAAATTAATAGGAGTTATAGCAGCTTTGATAATGGCGGGACCAATTGGAGTGATATTACTAATTATTGCACTCCTAGACGATCTTTTCACATTTTTGAGAGGTGGAAAATCTGTAATAGGTAGCGTCTTTGGGTTCTTTAAAGAAAAGGGACTTGATGCTATGAGAAGCATCAAGAATAAATTTGGTGATTTAAAAGAATCACTTAAAGAAAAAATCAAAGAAAATGGTTGGGATGAGTATTATGAAAATGCCATAAAAGTTTTTGAAGGTATAAGAGAAAAAGCAAAAGAAGTATGGGGGGACATCAAGGAGTGGTCTAAAGGAGTTTGGGATAAAACTAAAGAATTCTTCACAGGATCAGATGGAAAAGATATAAAAGAAAAAGTTGAGGTTTATAACAAGGATATAAAAGGCAGTAAAGCTATTGCTCCAAACTATACAAATAATAGTAGTACAGCTAATAATAATACAACATCCAACAGCAATAATAAAGTAAGTAACACCAATACTATAAATGTTTACGGAAACAACCCTAATGCCAATGCGAATGCAATAGGTAAAAAGCTCTCAGGTATAAATACAAGGAACCTGCAGGGGGTGTTTTAGATGGCCGAACAAGTATTAAAAACTTATTTTAATACGGGTCAAGAAAGTCTTATATTTGATGCTATATTTAGCACCCAACATGATACCTCCTTAAACATTACAGAACATCCAGTTCAAACAGGGGCAGACATAGCAGATCATGCCTATGAAGAAGCAGCAAGATTGACATTTGACATAGGTATGAGTGATGTTATGACTAGTATTGTTCCTGGTCAATTTTCTGGTACTTCTAGATCAGTAAGTGCCTATAAAAAACTTAGAGATTTACAACATAAAAGATTACCTATTACAGTAGTTACGAGGTTAGGCACTTATAACAATATGATGGTTGAGACAATTTCAACTACTGATGATAGTAAAACTACTTATGGATTAAGGGCTACAGTTACATTAAAACAAATATTTGTTGTAAGTGTTACTACTGTTAAAATATCAGAACGGCCACATAAATCAGAGCAAACAAACGAAGGTGACCAGAAGGTAATTAAAGCTGATAAAAGTTTGTTATCGTCACTTTTAGGTAATTAATACTTTATCTTCCTGTAATATTACGGTATCATGATATTATAGGGGGAATGTAATATGAAGAAAAAATTTTTGGAATTTATTTTTGCTTTTACATTTATAATACTATGTGGATTTAATGCAAAGGCAGAGGGATTACAAGCTACAAGACTAGGCGGCCAGGACAGATTTGAAACAAATGAAAAAATAGTACAACAAGGATGGCAAAAGTCAGATTATGCCATTATAGTTAGTGGGGAAGGTTTTGCAGACGCTTTATCAGCAGCACCATTAGCCAAAAAATATAATGCACCTATTATTTTATCATGTAATATAGCTATAGACCCAAGATATAGTAATTTATATCCTGGTACAATAAATGAATTGAAAAGATTAGAAGTAAAAAAAGTATTTATAATAGGTGGTACAGGAGTACTAAGTAATGCGGTGGAAAGTAAAATAAAAGACCTGGGAATAGATACAGAAAGATTATGTGGAGCAAATAGATATTCAACTTCTATAGCAGTAGCAAATAAAATAGGTACATCAAATGGAATTATACTTACTACAGGGGATGATTACACTGATGCTTTATCTATAGCACCTATAGCTGGAAAATTGCAGATGCCTATAATGTTATCACAAAAAGATGCTTTAGATTCTATACAGAAAAAATTTGTATCTAATAATCCTATACCTAAAGCTTATATTTTGGGCGGAACAGATATAATTAGTGATAATGTAGCATCTAAATTCTCAAATGTAAAAAGAATAGCAAAAGAACATAATAAATATAGTAGAAATTTAGACATAGCAACTACATTTAAAAATGATATGGATTTTAGTAATACAATTTTAGCTTCTGGAGAAGGTTTTGCAGATGCCCTTAGTGGATCAGCTTTAGCAGCGTTGAATGGGAATCCTATAATTTTAGTAGGAAATGGATCAAATAGTTATTATATAACAGATTTATTAGCCAATAATAATACAAAAAATATATTTGCTTTAGGACTATATGGCTCTATAGATGATGATACCTTGAATAGCATAGTAAATAAAACAAATGCTTTAAATACAGTAAAATCTAAGATTAAACTTAATTCTAATTTAAAATTTGTAGTTATAGGAACTTATAGCTATGATGGAAGTAATTATCATAGAATAAGATTATATCGCTATGATGAAAATTTAAAAGAGACAGTTGTAGATTCTTATCAATATGATTTCTTAGTAGATATGCAAACAGGAGATGCTTATAAAATAGATAATGCTACGAATAGAATAAGTCTATTGGATATTACAAGTATAGGAATTTAATATACTAAAAAGGGTTTAGAAATTTTCTAGGCTCTTTTTTTATTACAAGAAATAAGGTGATAAAAAGTGACAGTACAAATACCATTGACGCCAAGTCCCAATCAAACATTTACAAGCACTATTCCTGTAGATGGAGAGAAACTCAAACTTTTTTTCTTTCTAAGGTATAATACAGAACAAAAATGTTGGGAAATGGATTTAAGAGATTCAGATGGAGAGGACTTAATTCATTCACTTCCTTTAGTATGTGGTTTAAACCTCTTGGAGCAATACAGTTATTTAAACATTGGTTCTGCATATATAGTTAAGCTAAATCCTAATCTGATGGAAGATAACCCAAATGAATTCAATTTGGGTAAAGATTTTGTTCTAGTTTGGGGTGATACAAAATAAGTACTGAAAAGGTTGAAAAAAGTGTGTGGTTCTTCCTTAAAGCTAAAGGGCTACCAGAAAAAAGTATAGCAGCAGCTATGGGCAACATTGAAGCAGAATCCGAATTTAACGAAAATTTAATTGAAGCTGGTAATGGTATAGGATTTGGATTATGTCAATGGAGCTTTGAACGTAGAACTAAGCTTGAAGCATATGGAAAAAGTCTAAATCATCAGCTAAACTTTATGTGGGCTGAATTATCCGGAAAAGTTGGAAATACAGGTGCTTCTTTAGAGTGGATAAATAAAGGCGGATATTTATCACATGATAAATTCATGAAAGGCCAGGGAAGCATATCAGACTTAACAAAAGCTATGTGCTTTTGTTGGGAGAGACCTAATGCGGCTTTAGCACATCTTGATAGAAGAATAAAAAAAGCTAACGAATATTATAATAAATTTAAAGGTAGCTCAGGTGCAAGTAGTGCTAATATTGACAATAATTCTGGACAATCAATAAATATTGAATCAACAAATTATCAGGTTGTCAAAGGCTCACAAAAAGAGGGAGATATATTATTTGGAAGAAGGTACAGAATAACAGTTTCAGATTCAAAAGGTAATGCCTTAGATGTTTCAAAGTTACATTGTACTTTTAATATAAGCAAAACTATAATGATGGAACCTAATACATCAGAAATAACAATATATAACCTTAATGCACAAACAGAGAATGCAATCATGATAAACGGGGTTAGGGTGACAATAGAAGCTGGGTACGAGGGTACACAGTTTGGATTGATTTTCGATGGTGATATATTGCAGACCATTAGGGAAAAAGAAGATGCAACAACTTATAAGTTAACAATAATTGCCCTTGATTCAGATAGAGCAATTAATTTTGATGTAGCTAATTTTTCTATAATGAGAGGTCAGACTGCAAGAAGTATGGTAGATCATATAGTAAGCAAAGCCCAAAGTCCTATAAGTTTAGGTAGTATAGCAGATAATTTAAAAGGACAGAAGCTTACAAGAGGTAAAGTGTTCTTTGGGAAATCTAGTGATTACTTAAGACAAATTGCTAAAAGTAATAATTTACAATATTACATGGATAATGGAAGCTTAAATTTAATAAATCTAAAGGATTTACCTAAAAATGAAATATTTGAATTAAATCCTAAAACTGGATTAATAGGTACTCCTGAGCAAACTGATTTTGGAATAGCTGGACAATGTTTATTGAATCCTCAAATAAAATTAAATAGTTTAATCCATGTGGATAATAGTTTAGTAAGAGCTAAAAGAATAGATTTAAGTGGTTCTAACTCAGTACCTGCAATAGGAGATGGAGGCGGTGGTTCTTCCAGCGATACTAGAAATAAAATAATCGCTGAGGCAAAACAAATCTGCGATGACCCCAATGTACAATATAGCCAAGATTATAGGGGACAAACAGTTGGTGGCATAAAATATTGGGACTGTAGTTCTTTTGTTAAGCATTGTTATAAAGTAGCAGGTTTAGAAGTTAAAGATATTACATGGAATCAATATGCACAAGTTAAAAGCGAAGGTGGCAAATTTATTTCACAATCAGAAGCGAAGCCAGGAGATATGGTGTTTTGGGGTAAAGATTCAAATTGCCATCATATCGCTATATATGCTGGTGATGGGCATTGTTATGCAGCTAGAGGTAGAGAAGGAAAAGCTCCACAAGATCAAGTTGCTTACCATGCTTTATATGGAAGCCCGGAATTCGGGAGACCTAAATGTTTAATAGATGCAGATGGTGGAATAGTTCCAAGTGCAAATAGTGCAAGTAATGAAAGTAGTTCAAGTGATTCTCTACCGCCTTTGTTTAGGTCCTTAGATAAAGATGGTATATATAGGGTTATAAAACTAGAGTATATAGGAGATACAAGAGGAAACGATTGGTATGTAAAATTTGAGACTATAGACCAATTAGGCGGAGCGATACCTATTGTATCGAATTAGGTGGTGATTTAATGAGAAATAGAAATTTAAATGAGATCATTGGATCTGATACAGAAATGTTTAGGAGCATGGGGGATGGATGGAAAAATGTATTAAGGGTTGCATGTCCTGGAATCATTCAATCTTTTGATCCAGAAACACAAACAGTAACAGTTCAATTAGCATTGAGAGAGCATATAACTAAACCTGATTTTACGAAAGAATGGGTTAATCTACCATTATTATTAGATGTACCTATAGTTATTCCTAGGGCAGGAGGATATTGTCTTACAATGCCAATACAACAAGGGGATGAATGTTTAGTTATATTTGCAGATATGTGTATAGATTCATGGTTTACTTATGGAGGTATTCAAAATCAAATAGAAAAGCGAAGACATGACTTATCAGATGGTTTTGCAATACTAGGGACATGGAGCCAACCAAATAAAATAGAAAATTATTCAACAGATGCATGTCAATTAAGAACTATAGATGGAACTACATCTATAGACATTAAACCAGGGGAAATTAATATGAATGCATCAAAGGTTAAGGCTAATGGAAAGGATGTGTTAACTCGTGAGATATAGGATGTTGGATGAAAACGGTGATTATTCTTTCGGAAAAGGACAGCAAAATATAACCTATGGCACTTATGCAGTATCTCAAGCAGTAAAGACACGTCTTTTATTATTAAAAGAAGAGTGGTGGGAAAATAAAGAAGAAGGTTTACCACTTTTTCAAGATATATTAGGTAATTTAGCAAGCATGGATAATAAAATCATAGTTGATAACATAATTAAAGAAAGAATATCAAAAACTCAAGGAGTTGTTAGTATAAAAAAATTTGAAAGTAAAATTGAAAATAGAAACTATTCATTTAGTTGTGTAATAATATCCCAATATGGAGATGTACTTATTGGGATGAACTTTTAAAAGGAGGAAATATCAATGGCTTATTTCAGCCCATTCATTGATAGCAGTGGATTTCATATGCCCACTTATATTGACATAAGAGATAAACTTATAGAAGATGCAAAGGCAATTTTTGGCCAAGACATCTATTTGGGTGAAGATAGCCAGGATTATCAATGGATTAGCACAGTATCGGAAAAAATTTATGATGCTTTTCAAATAGCTCAATCTGTTTATAATAATCGTGGTCCTAATGTAGCTATAGGAAGTGGGTTAGATTCAATAGTAAAAATTAATGGAATTAAAAGAAAACCTCACACTTATAGCAAATGTAAGGTAATTGCTAGTGGAGTAAAAAACACTAATATAAAAAATGGAATAGCTTTAGATAAAGGAAATATAAAATGGAATTTACCACCTAATGTAACTATTCCTGAAAGTGGACAAATAGAAGTTATGTCTGTATGTCAAATACCAGGGCCAATAGTAGCCAATCCAGGAGACATAACAGAAATATATAATCCGACATTCGGGTGGAATGGGGTCTATAACGAAGAAAGCGCTGAATTAGGATCTTATATAGAAGATGATCCTAAACTAAGGAAAAGACAAAGTCAAAGTACTGCTCAAGCAAGTTCAAGTATATTAGAAGGAACTAGGGGGGCTGTAGCTCAAGTTAATAAGGTAAGAAGATCTAGAGTATACGAAAATGATACTAATCAAATAGATGAGTTAGGGTTACCAGAACATTCAATTACAGTAGTAGTAGAAGGGGGAAAGGAGGAAGAAATAGCTAATGCTATATTCATCCATAAAGGCCCTGGATGCTTTACAAATGGAGATATAACCATAAAAGTTACTGATGAAAAAAAAGAAGTGACACCTATCCGTTTTTTTAGACCAACATATATAGATATAGAAGTAACAATAAACATAAAACCATTAAGCGGATATACTACAGATACAACAGAATCTATTAAGAAAAATTTACAAACATACTTAAATTCAATGGAGATAGGTTCAAACCTGTCTCTTTCTAGTTTATGGGGAGCAGCATTGCAAGCTATGCCAAACTTAATGGACCCTATGTTTTCTATAACTGGTATAACTGCTGCAAGAGTAGGAGAAGAACAAAAAGCGAATGATATAGAATTGAGATTTAATGAAGTTTGCAGAGGAAATATAAACCTTATTAAGGCAAATGTGATTTAGAGGTGATGTTATGGCTATAGAAAAATATGTAGATAATATAACATCTCAACATAGGGACAAACCTAAATTTATAGCATGGCTAAGTAGTAGTTTAACTATTTTAGACCATGCTTATCTAGCTATAAAATCTATAGATGTAAACTTTGATTTAGATTATGCCATAGGTAAACAATTAGATACATTAGGAACTATTATTGGCAGAGAAAGAGTACTTACATTTCAACCATTAAACGGCCATGACCCGGTGTTAGATGATGAAACATACAGATTAGTATTAAAAGCAAAAGTTGCTATGAATATGTGGGATGGAACAATCCCACAGATATATAAAATTTGGGATAATATTTTTAAAGATATAGGATTACAAATTAAAGACAATCAAGATATGTCCTTTAATGCCTATATAACTGGCTATGTAAATCAAATTAGGCAAGACCTAATCCAACATGGGTACATAGTACCTAAACCAGAAGGTGTTAGAGTAAATTATATAGGTAAATCCCTAGTAGATTTTAAACCATACTCAGGTATGATTGTGTCCATGGCTAAATCTGAAACAATTAACATGAGTTATAATCCTAAAGAAATTATAACATTTAAACAAAATCCATATTTTATCGTGCAAGGAATAACTAAAAGTACAATAAAAATGAAAGGAGTTGAAGAAATTGGCTCTGTTTAAAAATATGGCCATAACTAATCAAGGGATGGCATTATATGCTAAAGCACAAGCTGGACAAGAGATACATTTCACTAAAATGCAAGTAGGCTCAGGGTTGATTGAAACACAAAATCCTGTTACTTTACTAGCATTATTAGACCCTAAACTAGATGTTCCAATAACATCTATAACAGCTAACCCAGAGATGAAAAGTGCAACAATAATAGGTAATATAACTAATAAAGATGTTACAGAAGCTACTTATATTTGTGAATTGGGGCTATTCGCAAAGGATCCCGATGAAGGCGAAATACTATATGGATATGTTTCGGCAGGACAATACGGAGATTACTATGCACCAGAGGCACAAGGACCATATTCATGGCAATACGAAATTAATGCTGCAATAGGTAATGCAGCAAATGTTACAGCTGAAGTTAGTAGGTTAAATTGGGATCATTCAGTAATTAATTCAAATAAAACTTTTTTACATTTAACAGGTGGAAACCAAAAGGAAATTAACAAAAGCATAGATGATAATTTTGAATCTGTTACTAAACAATTGGCTGAAATGGCGACAGAAATTGAAAATAATGATAAAGATATTAAATTTTTAAATATAATAAAAAGAAATATATCTATAAAAACTATAGGATGGGTTAAAGATTCCACTCTTGAACTATACAAATATAAAATTCAAGATGCAGATATTACAGAAAATACAATAGTAGATGTAAATATAAAAATTTCAGATTTAGAAAAAGCTAGTAATTTTAAAAGTTCAAATCAAAGTTTTAATGGATATGTTGAGATTTATTCAGATGAAGCACCAAAGGAATCTATAATTTGCGATTTGAAATTAGTAAGGCAGGTGCTATAAATGGCTATAGGGAGAGTTAATGTAGCAGGTTTAAATGTTAAATTGTTTAATAAAGCTGCAGAAATATGGAGATTTGATGGGGGAGATCCTAGCCATTCTAATTCTATTGATATAGATATAGATGATAAAGGATATGTTTATAGTTCTCATTATTTTGATACTATAAGAAAGATAGATCCAAGTGGTAAAGAAATTTGGAGCAAAAAGTTAAATTATCTTACGTCAGTTGGCAATTTAGCCGTTGATAATAATGGGTATATTTATTGTAATGTTGGTACTTATTCAATAGGAAAGTTAGATTCAAATGGTAATGAAATTTGGAACTTTAGTTTTACAAGTAAAGGTAAAAACCCATATATAGAAGATGTAGCAGTAGATAATAACGGGTATGTTTATTGTTCAATAGCTACTGGAGATTTAGTAAAATTAGATCCAAATGGTAATGAGGTTTGGAATTATAAGCAAAGTACTAGCATTAAAAGTAGGATAACAATAGATAATAATGGGTATGTTTATTTTGTATACTCTAGTAAAGGCATAGTAAAATTAGATCCAAGCGGTAAAGAAGTTTGGAATAACAATGAACATTATTCAAATGTAGTAGATGTGGATGATAAGAGTTATGTTTATTTAGGAAGTTCTAATGGAGATTTAATAAAATTAGATCCAAGCGGTAAAGAAATTTGGAATTATAAGCAAAGTGATAAAATTAATAGTATAGCAGTTGATAACAAAGGATGCATTTATTTTACATGTTCTAGTAAAGGTGTAGTAAAATTAGATTCAAATGGTAAAGAAATTTGGACATACGAGGGATATAATCCAGGTGCAATAGTAGTAGATAAAAATTATGTCTATTTAACCGGAGGAAGCAATACAATAAGTAAAATCACAAAAGAATTATATATAAAAAAATAGGGAGGTAAAAGATATGAAATATTTATTTTATAAAAAAGAAACAGATATAAAAGCAGAAGTTAGATTAACTTATAAAGTTGAACCACCAGAATACATGTTGGATGAAGGTAATTATTTGATAGTAGAAGATATTTTGCCTGAACCACAATTAAAACAAAATGAGCATGCAATACATTATATAAACCCAAAAACTAAGGAACAGACGTACGAAATATACACAAGGAAAAAAACTAATGAAGAAATTTCACAAGAAAAGCAACAAGCGTTAAATGCAAAATTACTTAAAGATAATGCAGAGATACAAATAGAATTAAATAAACAGAAAGAATTAAACTCATCTTTACTATTAAAAATGGCAGAATTAGGAGGTAATGCAAATGCTTAGTTATATTAAAGAATATTACAATATGGGATTATACAAGGAGGAAGATTTAGATATATTCGTAACAGCTAAATGGATAACTGTACAGGAAAAAGAAAATATAATTAAGACGCAATAGATAGATAAGACGACATAGTTTAAATTAATATATAAAGGCAAAGTAGGGACCATATAGGTCTTTTTATTTTGCCTATTTTTAATTATTGGAGGTGTAATGTGGAATTAAAAGTCTGCGAAGAAAAACATAAAAGGATAGAAGAAAAAATTAATGTTCATGATATTAGGATTAATAATCATTCAGAAAGAATTGATAAAATAGAACAAAACCAATCTAGGACAGATGCTAAAATCGAAAATCTTTGTGACCAATTAAAACAATTAGTAAGCATAATGAAATGGTATATAGGAGTATCGGTAGGAGCTTTAGTAAGCTTCTTTTTTTATGCAATTCAGCACAATTTATTTAAATAGGAGGAATGTTTATGGAAATTAATTTAATTGATTATATTATAGATCAAGCTTTAATATTAATACCAGCTTTATATGTTCTAGGTATTATGTTAAAGCAAACTAATAAAATTAAAGACTGGACTATTCCATGGATTTTATTAGTAGTTGGGATAATTGGAGCTATATCTTTAATGGGATTAAATCCAAATGCAATAATTCAAGGTATATTAGCTACAGGTGCAGCAGTATACACTAATCAACTAATTAAACAAAGTACAGAAAAAAATGAGCAGGTTTAATACTTGTTCTTTTTTTAAACTTTAAGGAGGTTATAAGATGGCTAAAGGAATAGATATTTCTATGCATAATGGCGCTGTTAATTTTAGCGCTGTAAAGTCTAGTGGTTGTAACATCGTAATTATAAAAGCTACTGAGGGAGTAGATTATGTAGACCCTTGCTTAAACCAACACTATAATGGTGCTAAAGCAGCAGGATTAAATATAGGATTTTATCACTTCATGTCAGAAAAAACAGACCCAGCACAACAAGCGGTGGACTTCTGGAACACTATAAAAGATAAAAAATTTAATGTAATTCCAACATTGGATATAGAAACAAATAATATGGGTAGAAGTGCTAAAGAAATTTCCGATAGATGTATACAGTTCTTAGCTAAATTTAAAGCTTTATCTGGCTATGATTGTCTTATTTATACAGGCGGTTGTTTTGGAAGGGACAACTTAGACAGTAGGGTAAAGAAATACAAAGGCTGGATAGCTCATTATGGTGTAAATTCTCCAATGACTACTGGATTTACAGTAGTGGGCCACCAGTATACAGAAGATGGTCGTATAAATGGTGTAACCACTAGAGTTGACATGAACAATTTTACAGATGGGATATTTATAGGCTCTAAAAATACGATTAAAGAAACTAAAGAAATGCAAATACAAAAGATGCTTGTTACAATAGGTTATCCTATAGGGAACAGTGGTATAGATGGAATTATAGGCAATGGAACTATTACAGCTATAAAAACGTTCCAGAAGGATTGTAACTTAACTATAGATGGTGATGTCGGCTCTAAAACTTGGGATAAATTAGTTTATGAATATAATAAAAAATTAGGAGTTAAACCAACTCAAGAGGAGGAATTTGATATGGATAAAGTAGTATTATATTTTGGTCCTTTAGACGCTTTAAGTGCGGTGTTAGTATCTCAAAAGCGTCAATGTCCTATGATGCTTAAAAAGGATTTTGAAGATAAAAAATTAAAAGCAAAAGAAATAATAATTATAGGTGGTAAGCCTGGAACAGATCGCTATGATTCTTTTAAAGACGCAGCTAAACTTTTATAAATAATTTTAAAGGTACTCTCTTTTATGGGAGTACCTCTTTTTTTATTTTTTTGTATATCAACTTGAAAAGTGATTCAGAAGGAATTTTATAATTTGATGTAGAAATAATAAATATAAATATTGTTGTTTTAGAAAGGATTTACCATGAATTCAAAATTAAGTTTTAAGAATGTATTCTTTATTAGTGTGCTATTTATACCTTTTTATAAAATATTCAAATATTTAGATAAATTCCCTCCAATATGCATTTATGGTGATATAATTTATAATTTATTAGATGTGTTCTTAGATATAATAAATCAAATTTCTATTGGCATTGCTGGAGCAATAGTATTCTATTACTTAAATTTATTTTTAGAGTTTAAAAAAAATAATGACGTATATAATGTCCCAAGAAAAATGCTAATGCGTGTATTGGTTGATAATATGGATTTTTTAGGATCTATTCCTTATTTTAAAAAATTAGAAAATTATAAAGTCTATTCTGATCGTAGGGTTTTTGTAATTAAATTTTTAGAATTAATAAATGAAGAAAAAGCTCAAAATAAAAATGCAGAAAATTATACATATCAAAATGTTATAAAAGAATATTTCTTAGAAACAGATAATGGAGAATTAATTAAATTTATTGACTCTTTAAAAGATAACATTAATAATCTCCAAAATCTTTCATTAAAAGCATTATCAGAAGAAATTAGTTGTAAAATAGAACAGATAGATATACATTATCATGCGGATTTATTTGTATTTGGGAAATTATTAGCTTTTGAAGAAAGAGATAACTCTTCTGAAGAAAGAGATAACTCTTCTGAAGAATATATAAAGTACTGTAAAGATAATATGTTTAATTATTATATTTCTATCTTAGATAATGTAATAGAATCGTACACTATGTTAACAGATTTAGATAATGCCGTAAGTGGAGGAGATATATTAAGTTTTATTAAATTTATTAATGCTATGGATTAACCAATTTGTTATTTAATTCGTTGTTTCACGGATTATGGTTAAATTTACACATATGCAATCACTCTAGCTTATTTTGTGAATGCTACATATACTGGAATGGGGTGGTAAATATATGAGTATAAAAAATAAATTATTAAATATAAGATTAAGCATGGGATATAAACATGCAAAGGATTTTGCTTATTTCTTAGGAATAGGTAAAAGCAATTATAGTTTAATAGAAAATAATAAGAAACAAGTAACATTAGATCAGGCTTTTAAAATAGCTAAAAAATTAAATATGAAATTAGAAGATATATTTGAGTTGGTTGATGAAGACTAACTCTTTTATTTTTTGTAAATAAAGTTTAATAAGTTTAAACTTTTTTTCATGGACAAGCAACTTTTTGTGTATATGTACATATAAATATATTAAAAGAATGAAAAATACACACAAAGCTGTATACAGACATTTAATTATAAGTGATGAAAATTAATTAAATGTGTGTAAAAGTAATTAAAAAGGAGATGTATATTTTGGCTAAAAGAGTACAAGTAAGTTTTAAGGAAAATGAAAGGGATCTTAAACTGTATGATTATGTAATGACTGAAAATGATAAGAGTTGCTTTGTAAAAAAGGCTATAGAATGCTTTTTAAAATGCAAAAGTTTAGGTAATGAATTTAGACATAATTATAAAGATAAAATTGATATATAAGCAAAAAAATAAAGCCCAACCAAAAGGTTAGACTTATCCCATGTCGCTAAAAGTGAACTTCATTTGCTCTCGCTACACTGCGTTACACTTCTAGCTTATGCTATCAATTTTTAAAATGTTACTATTTTATATAGAATCTATTAATGTTTACGAATAATTAATAACTAATATAAGAGTATAAGCACACCATTTGCTATAACATATGCACCAGCAGCAACTAGAAAACCTGTGAACATTGAAAACACTTCCTTTCACTTATATATAATATTTCCAGTTATAAATCAATTTATTCAGGAGGATTAGAATGAAAATTGCTTTTATGTATTGTAGACGCAAAAACAATAATAAGAGAAAAAAATTATTAAGAACAATGGGGAAAATAGCTTTAATTATAAATTCAATTATTATAACTCAATGCATCTTACCTGATATAGTCTTAGCTAATACAGATGATGCAATAAATTCTGCCAATAACATAGGACTTGAAGTATGGAAAGTTATAAAAACAGGTGCTATGTGGATTATGGCCGGATTTGCAGTCAAAGATATTCTGGAATCTCTAAATGATGGAGATCATAAGGCTATAGGTAAAATATTATTTAAATATGGTTTAGCTTTTGGAGCTATAACATTTCTAATTAAATATTTCTTATGGATAGATTCTATTTCAAAAAGATAGGAGGATATTTATGAACATATTAAATTTTATAACATCAATAGCTCCATATGGTGAGTTAGAAAATACACCAAAAACACCATTGATAGATGGCAATAATTTACCAGGAATGAAATCAGCACAAGAATTTTTTAATAAAACAGATTATATTGGAGAAAATTTAAAAATATTAGTTGATAATATAAGTACTTTTAATGATTATTTTTGGCACCCAAGCCATTTATTAAAACCCATGTGGCAAAAATTAGATCAAAATTCTATGAATATATTTTTATTTATAGCCTTAGTTGGCTTTTTATCTTATTCTATGGGATATAAAAAAGGCAGTAAAATAACTATAGGCAGTATGGCAGGATATTTTATGATTAAATGTTTATCTAAAGTAATTTAAGGAGGAAATAGAGTGTTTAAATTAACTTTAGACGATTTTAGAAAAGTTAGAAGTATAAAAATAAACGACTATTTTAAAATAATAAAACCAACTTATACTTATCTTAAAATTACACCAGATACATCAATTCGTAATTACAACTCAGCGACTATTGCTAAAACGATTCAGGCTTTACACAGAACTGTTACAAATAGAATACACAAAGAAGCAAAAATATGGACTTATGAGTGCCCAGCTAAGGTATCTTTTTATATTTACATTGAGAAAAGTAATGTTCAATTTTATTTTATAGTGCCAACTAGATATGAACAACTAATGAAAGAAAAGATAAGTGCTGTATGGGGGAGAACTACAATAGAAACTGTAGAAAATATTCCTCAATTTGATAAAACCTGTTTGAAGCATCAACTTGTTTATGCTAAGGAAGATGCTCTAAGCTTAAATCTAGATAAAAAATGTAATGAACCATTAAATAGTATATTTAATGTCCTTGATATAATGCATGAAGGTGATAAAGTAGGGATTTTTTATAATTTTATTCCAACAGGGCAAAAATCTTGGCGAAAAGAACATGATAGAACTATACAAAAAATAAGAGAAAATTATCCTGTTGATAGAGAAAAGTTTAATCCTAGTTTTATATTTAAAGTAACAATTAACTTTATCTTAGATATGATTAATGAACTTGCAGATGCTATAACAGAATTTTTAGGGGGAAAGACAAAACCAAAGACTACTTTGACAGAAGTTGCTGTAACTTCACTTATGTTAGATGATAAGAAAAAATTAACAACATCTACAGTTAATAAAAAAGAAGCAACTATATTAAATACACAAATACTTGTTATGAGTGAAGCAAATGATTCGTCTAATAAACGAAATAATGCTATAGCTGTTATGAATAGCTTTAATACCATAAGCAATGATAATGAACTTATATATAAGAAAGCTAAAACAGATTTTAACCCAACAGATTTTACATTAAAAAATATTGAAATTAATAAGATGAGTACAGATGAATGTCAAAATTTTTTAGAGCTACCAGGAAAGGATTTATTACAAAAGTATAGCAGTGTTAAAAAAATAGATGTTTTAGAAACTGAAATACCTTCACAACTGCAAAATGGTACAAAGAGATTAGGCAATCATACCTTCAAAGGGAAAAACCAAATAGCTTATTTCACCACAGATAGGGACTATAAAAACTTAGCTTTTGTTTATGTTGGCCCTACTAGAAGTGGTAAAACAACAGCATTATGTAATTTATCTCATGATAGTTTAAAAGTAGGAGAATGTGTAGTAGTATTAGATTTTATAGAGAACTGTGGACTAAGTGAAGATATAGAGAAATATGTTCCAGATGAAAAAATACTTGAAATAGATTTAAGTAACTTTAGGAACTTAGAGGGATTAGGATATAATGAATTGGATATTGAAACAGAAGAGCCTTTAGAACAATATAATAATGCTAAACTTAAAACTAATCAATTGGAGTATCTAATTAATTCTATTAATGATGATAGTGATTTAAAGGCAAGAATGGAAAGATATTTAGATGCAGCAGCTATAGTTGTATTTATTAATAATGGACCTATAAAAGACGTTTTTCAAATATTACAAGATCATGCATTAAGATATGAGTATATTAACAAGATTCCAGAAGAACAAAAAGAAAATGTAGAAGAATATGTCTTAGCATTACAGGAACTAGATGAATGGAGTAAGGGAAACAAAGATAATACACCTGAAGTAATAGGAACTAGAATAAGTTATGTCCAAGGAATACTTAATAGAGTTAATAAATTAAAGAAAAATACAGTACTAGAACTTATGCTTAAAAAGGATACTAAAGATAATATTAACTTAGCTGATGAAATACAAAAGAATAAAGCTATATTTATAAAAATGCCTGAGAACAGATTTGGGACACCTGAAGAACGTGATATTATAACTACTTATTGGCTTACGAAAATATGGTTAGCATTACAAATGAGAGCTGCTAAGATACCTAATAGATACGATAGAACAACAGTGAATATTATTACAGATGAATTAAACCAATTAAACAGTTCTCAAATATTTGTGGGTGAAAAGCTTAGTCAATGTGCTAAGTTTGGTGGTAAGTTTATAATATCAACAATGTATATTAATGAACTAAAAATAAGAGAGAAATTAAGAACTGCTAATACAAGTTATATATTAATAAGTGGATCAGATAAAACAAATTATAATGAATTAAAGGAAGAGTTCCAACAACAAGGCTTTACACTTGAGGATTTATTTAATTTAAAAAGGCATCACTCTTTAAATTTAATTAAATATGAAAATGGGTATTGGGCAGGTATAACTCATTTACCACCACCAATGCTATAATATAAAAATCTCTAGGTAATTAATATCTAGAGATTTTTATATTTACACAATTGAGTATCATCTATTATACAGTCTTCATGTGGGCAGTAACAACATATTATATCCATAATACATATATTAAGTTCATGTGCAATTTTTTCTACTTGGTCAAGTGTCAGATCTTCAAGATTGTTTTCATTTTTTATTATTTTTTTGTCAATTAATCTTTTGGTATTATCTTTTATAAGTTTTCCAATATCATTGTTTTTCATCTTTTGCCTCCTTGCATTTGTGCCTAATACAATCACCACAATCTTTAGTGTTTATTAATAAAAGTGCTACACATACTTCTAGAGCTTTCGCGATTCTTTCTAACATATCCAAAGAAGGTGTTTTCTTACCAGCTTCAATTTCAGAAACATAACTTCTGCTAATACCAGCCAATATTGCTAATTTACTTTGACTAATATTCTTTTCCTCACGAATTTTTTTTAGATTAATTTTCAC